TGGTGGAGATATTATATCTGTACTTCGTGCGGATGGAGTTACTGCTGGAAATTTTAGACCTTGTAGAAAAATATCTCCATCAATGCAATCACAAGTTACAGATACAGAAAGTCTATCTTTTGCATCAAAATATCATCCAGTATATATGGTTAGTGGCAGCAATATAAAAGTATTTCCTGCACCATCAGATAATTCTGGTAAAGATTCTTATAAAGTAGTATATGTTAATAATACACCTAAAGATGGAAATGGAACTTCATTAACACATTCAGATAGTAACTTAGGATACTTTCCAGCAGATAAAGTTCATCTTGTAGTAATATATGCATCTATAAGGTCCTTACATACAGCAATGGTAAATGTAATAACTGACTTGTCTAGTTTTTCAACTACAGCAGTTCCACCTAATTTTGCAGATAGTTATGAATCTACTACTGCTTCTGTTAGCGATGGAACTATTGAAGAAGAAATATCTAAAATGCAAGATTATATAGAAGACAATGAAGACGTAGAATTAGCTAATGCTAAAAGTGCTGAGCTAGATGTAAGATTTAAAAGGGCTATGGATAAGTTTCAATCTGGCTTATCTAAATATAGAGAAGAGTCTGGAGGTTATTCACAAGAAATAAATGCTGAGATAACAGAAGAAGCTCAAAAGGTACAAACTGAAGCTGCTAGATACCAATGGTATCAAGATAGGTTTACAGCATTACAGGCTGAGTACTTAGGAGCGTTTGCAGTGCCTCAACAGGCAGAACAACAAGGAGCTCGTAGATAATGGCATTAACTATTAGATATGGTAGTTATTGCGTTCCTCAAGAACAAGTAGGTGCTGATAAACCTTTTTGGCTAGACGGTGATTCTACTGGAAAATTAAGTGGAAGTGCTACGGAAACTGTAACTTCTTATGTTGCACCTCTTCCAATAACTGAAACAACTTTATATAATTTAGCTTTGGATTTTATAGCTGTAAAAGCATTAAACATAGAAACTGGCTCTTATATACTTATATCTCTTGATAGTGGAGATAGTTATCCTATTAGACTATTAAAAGATGAATGTTTTGCATCTAAAATAGCCCCTACTGCTCGCTTAAGAGTAGCAATATGCACAGCTTTAAATGGAAGTGGAACTGGTGTTGGCAAAGCTGAAGTATGGAGTGGTACATAATGGGTACTCCTAACGCAAGACAAATACAATTTGCTACTTCTGTAGTTCCTAAAAAAACTGCTAGCACTGTAAGCACTCAAGAAACAAGAGAAGATGGAGGTACAGTAGGGGTGGCAAGTTATACAGATACTGTATTAGACACAACTATAGGGAAAAGATTTGGTGGCAAGGGTGTAGTAACAATAGCTGAAGATCAAGCATTGCAAGGATGGATATCTACAAATGAGCCTCAAGACGAAATAGATGGCTTAGAAGCTAAATGGGACGAAACAAATACTCACTGGGATGAAGTTATAGAAATAACATCTACAGATCATACTATTAGGCATGATAGCGCAACTTGCAATTTCATATATGTAAAAAATGTTGGCTCTGTGGAAGCACGTCTTTTTTTAGATGGCTCAGAACCTGATATACTTATTCCTCCAGGAGCATCTGTTTCTGCCAGGCTTAATAATGTACCTGCAACTGATATAAAAGTGGATGTAGCAGATGGGGCCAATCCAACAAAAATAGAATTCGTAGTAGCAAAGGCAAAGGCATAAAATGGCACAAGGAACTTTAACAAATTTAGCAATAAAAGACACTTATAAATCTTTACTAAAGATTGGTGCTGCAAATGGAACTGATGCAGCTGCTAATACTAATATTTTACATGCAACCGATTTAAAAATTGTAGAAGATGGAGACGGTAATAATTCTCCAATACAGATAGCTCAAAATAGGCTAAAAATTGTACCTTCTGCAGCTAATCATGCAAATGCATTTGAAGTATCTCAAGAAGATGGCACTCAAATACTTAATGTAGCATCAGACACTCCAGCTGTAACTATGACATCTACTCTTACATTGTCTGGAAATGCAGATTTCAATGGAGATTTGGATGTAGATGGAACTGCAAATCTTGATGTAGTAGATATAGATGGTGCAGTAGATATGGCATCTACTCTCACTCTAGCAGGAAATGCTGATTTTAATGGTGATCTTGATGTAGATGGCACTACTAATTTAGACGCAGTAGATATTGATGGTGCTGTGCAACTTGATAATACGCTTATTGTGGGTGTTGATGATACTGGCTATGATGTTAAATTTTTTGGTGCAACAGCTACAAATGGATATATGTTATGGGATGAAAGTACTGATGCCTTGATTCTTGGAAGTGCTTCTAAAATTGGTATTGGAGATACTTCTCCTCAAGCTTTATTGTCTTTAAGGGGAGATGCAACAAATACAAGTCAGCCTGATGGGCTTCAAACTGGTACTGATGTTCATACTGCGTTACATATATGTAATATAGGAGATGCAGTTAATGAAAAATATGGTATGCAATTTGGCTGTACAGATAATTATAGTTTTGGAGGAATATTTGGAGTAGGCTTGGGCACATCTGGAAACACCTGGGGTGCTATAACTTTTGACATGAGAGCGTCAAATAGTGCTACTGCTCTTACTGAAGTTATGAGGGTTAACTATGATGGCAAAGTTGGTATTGGAAATACCGACCCTCAAGGGAAATTACATGTAGGTGGATCTATATCTAGTCCTTCTAGTGATGGTGATAATATAATTTTTCCTTCTGATATAGGCCTTGAAACAGTAGCTTCTAGTTCCTCAAATGGCTATGGGTTTAAATTTCAATCAACTGATGATGGTTCGGGTCAATGCTCACTAAGATTATATTCAAGAGCAGACAATGCTAGCTGGGAAGATGAAATTATGCAATTTGTAACCAGTACCAACTCTAATGAAGATGGATGTGTTGGCATTGGAGGTGATCCTAATACTGCTACTTTATATGTAAATGGCGATGTTGGTATTGGGACTAATAGTCCAGACTATTTATTAGATGTTGAAAATGCATCAGGGCATTCTAAAGTTAGAATACATGCTGGAACTGACAGCTCTGCACAATTATTGCTGCAAAATGATGCTCAAATATGGAATGTAAATTGTCAAACAAGTGACAAGTTTGCTATATATGACGATACAGCTGACGTTGAAAGACTTGTTATATTAAGTAGTACTGGTAGGGTTGGTATTGGGACTACTGCTCCAGCATCAAATTTTGCAGTCTCAGCTGGAAACTCTCCTCCTGCTGGTTCTAGTAGTGTTGTAAGTATTAATGTAGGAGACGATGCTACATACCATGATGGAGATGCTCTTTTGCATATTAAAAATAGTGGAAATAGAGGTGCTATAAGTCATGCTAATGGTTCTCATTTGCTAAGATGCGATTATAGTGATGCATGTGCATTTATTATAAACGAAGATGGTCATATTGGTATGGGTGAGGCAAGTCCAACAAATCTATTACATTTAACAGCAACTACAGATGATAATGCAGATTCATTAGCAGAGGTAGACACAGAATCAGAACTTAGAATACAATATCTTGCTGCTGAAGAAGCATCTATGTACTTTGGAGGTCTTGGCTCAACAAGAGGATATATTCAAGGGGCAGATGATGATGGTAGTCACGCTTATGATATATGTATTAATCCTTATGGTGGCCATGTTGGGATTGGAACATCTGCTCCAACACAAAAGCTTGAAGTGGTAGATAATCACGCTACAGATATACTTGCTAGACTTTTTTGCGATAATACTGCAGATACTACTCACGCATTAAAAATACAACTTAAACATAATACACCAACTGCTACTAATATATTTACTAGTTTTTGGGACATTGATAGTCAGATAGATACTATGCAAGGGGATGATAGTGGTGGTGTGAATTTTACAGGAGCTGCCGATGATACATATTCAGATAGAAGGGTAAAAACAGATATTGCTGATTTGACTGGTTCTTTAGAAAAAATAAATGCTATCAAGCCAAGAACATACAAATATACAGATGAATTTTTAAACCAAAGTTTTCAAGACTATACAATTAAAGATTGGCAAAAAAAGACTCAAATGGGGTTTGTTGCACAAGAGTTAGGTGAGGTTTTTCCTGATATTTTACAACCTACAACTCATACAGTGCAGAAAGATAATATTACTTATGATGGGAAAGTATATAATACTGGTGATGAAATTGAGATTATAAAGACCTGTTGGGGTCGCAGAGGAACAATGATTTTATTTTCAAACTTAATAAAAGCAGTACAAGAATTATCAGCAAAAGTAACAGCCTTAGAAAACAACTAACAAGGAGAGAAAATGAGTAAAGATAAAGTAAAAGAAGCAGAAGTAGTAGAGCCAACAGCAGATGAAAAAGCACAAGATGCTATTAAGAATCTGCAGTTACAGCTAGAGGAACATAAAAAACAAGCTGATTATCATTCTACTATGGCAGTAAAAGCACAAGGTGCATTAGAAGTTTTATTACAATTACATCCGCAAAAGGAGCAAAGTGAAAGTTAAAGAACTTATGGAAAGGGTGGGCATGACTCAAACGGGTCGTGCCATAGCCTATATTAAAGATGGCCTAGATGAGATGAATATGTTAGCAGAAACTCATGTTACTACTGAACGTATTGATATAGCTAAAGATCAAAGGTTTTACGATCTACCTAACGATGTTATAAGAATATTAGATATTAGGTGTAAAAACCAAAGCAATAGCAGTGATGAGTATAGAAGTATACCTAGAACTGTTGCTCAACCAATAACGGAGGATGCAGATGGCGTCTAGTAAACATTACGCGTATTATATAAGAGGAAGTCAACTTGCAATTATAGAGCATGATAGTTCTTCTGGAGATGGGTTAAACTATGTAACTGCAGGAGATGATGTAAATGATATTAATGATATAGGACCTTCTGGAAGTTCTTTATGGAAAAGCCCCACTGAAGCTATAGCAGATGGTATAGAAATAGAATATGCTTATAGTCCTAGGTATTTTATAAATGAAACTGAAGATAAAAATACTGTTATAGATACTTACGTTTCTGTTGGAGGGTTGCTTAAGATTATAGATCAAGGAGATGATAATTATTCTGCAAGCCCAGAAAGTTTAAGCGATGGTAGTTATATAGTATTAAAAAAAGCTGGAAAGTTTAACGGCCTACATAAAGTTAAAGAAGCTGGTGCAGGTTATATTATTTTATATACTAAATATAGCGGCAGTGCTACTGTTCAAAAAGCATTTGAAGAAACTGTAGAATTATACTACAATGTTGATGCGTTGACGGATGAAGAAGATACAATAGATCTTCCAGAGTATTTAACTAAAGCATTAGTATACTATGTTAAAGCTAAAATAGCTGAAGATCAAATGGATTTAGAAGCAAAAGAATACCTTATGAGAGAGTTCAGAAGGATATTAGAAAAACACGAAAGTTCAAAAGTTTGGGGTGCTAGACAATTAGGTGTTGGCCCTCACGGAATAAGATAAAGGAGAAATAAATGGGACTACTAGAATTATCAGCAGCCCAAGCATTAAATGCTCAGTTAGGACAAGGTGGCTTAAAATATATAGATCAAGCAGGCACTGCTAATACTGGCACAGCTTCTGCAGGTGTATATTATGTTGCAGTTACTGTAATAGAAACTGGGAGTATTGCAACAGAATCTGATGACCAAGATTTATGGCCAGATACTACATTTGCTAGTATTCCTGCTGGAACTACAATTTATGGTAGATTCAATAAGGTTACTGTGTCTGGTAGTAATGCTACAGCTATATGTTATAGAGGTTAAATAAATAAGGGAGAAGAATAATGGCAACTAATTATGGACTGCAAGAGTTTTCTACTCAAGAAGCAGTAAACTTTGAAGCATATAAAGATTGGAACACAGAGGTTTTAGACCTAGAGACTGGAGGAGCTTATCTTCCTTCTTCGTTTATAACAGCTGATAATCCAGCAAAAAAGATAGTATTGTATATAGAACCTAATAATCAAGGTTTATCTTCGCTGGAAGTGAATGATGTACTTTCATTAAAGTTAAACGGTCAAGATGCAGCTAGTAAGATTATAAAGATAGATCCTAATGATTTACCTTTTACACTTACTGGTATACAGCTTACTTCTTTTGCTATTAAAAGCGAGAGTGGAGAAGCTAATGATCACATATCTTTATTGAGCTTTCACTAATGTTTAGTCCTAAGAAAAAAGTATCAAAGGCTGATTTAAAAAAGTCTATAGTTTCTGCTAATGAAAAACTTAGGTCAGCAAATAGCCTTTTAGAAAAGAGCATTAAAGAAAACGAAGTTAAACTTAAAAATATCAAGAAAGTATTGACTGATACCCAAGAAGAACTTGTAGATACTAAAGACTTAAAGAAGTTTGCAGTAAATGAACTAGATTCTTTACAAGCAGATGTCTTCAACTCAAGAGAAGAGTTAAGAGCATTATTAGGTAAAATAACTAGCTTAAAAGAGGAGTCTGAGGGATTAAAGAATCAAAATGCATTACTTGAAAGGGAGCAGGAAGCTACTTCTGAAATTATAAACGAGTTAAACTCTGATCAAGAAAAGTTAGAGTCTTTATTAGAAAACTTAGACTCTTTAAAGCAAGAAGAAGCTAAAAAGATGAAAAAGCTCGAAGATATATCCTTAGAGCTTACAGAACTTGAAAATGGAGTAGACTATTACAAAAGTAAAAAAGTCTCCGAGAAAGAAGCATTTCAAGCGTTTATGGAAGATCTAGAGGTTTCTAGGAGAAAAGCAGAGCTAGAAGTATCAGATATTAAAGAGCTATCTAAAAAGTTAAAACTATCTCATGGTATGGAGATGGGCAAACTTGATACAGCTATTGCTGAAAGACTAACAGAGATAAATGATATGAATGATGTTCTTAAAAAGAAAGACTATGAGTTTGTACTTGTTCAGTCTAAGATAACTAAAATAGAAGATCAGTTAAGTGATGCTAAGGAAGAAGCTGATTATGCAGTAAAAAAGCAACAAGAAAAAGTAGGGAAGATAAAGAAAGATTTTAACAACTGGAAAGTAGAAGCATTAGAGCAAGTTGCTAAGCTTAAACTTAGAGGTAAAATAGAAAATATAGACAAAGCAGGATTAAAGGAAGTATTAAATGGCTAATGTTATAGGATCAGGAAAAGGAAGATTTCTCACAGATGAAACTGGTGATCCTATTGATGGCACCAATAGACTGCCAGTAGAGACTGAGCAGGATGATGCTTTTAGTTCTTGGGTTAGCTATCAAGCTTTTGAAGTAAGGACAGATAGCTCTGATTTAACCCATGCTGATCATACTGGACAAAGTATTACTAGCGCTAAGGAAATCTTAATACAAACAGATGATGCAAATACTAGCTATATTATGGTTGGAAGCGACACTTCTACTACAGTTGCAGATGCTACTAAAACAAATAGAAAAGGGATAAAACTTAATGGAGGCGAAACATTGGTGCTAGCTATATCAACATTTGCTAGTATACATTTAGACGCAGAAACTTCCGGACAAATTGTTTATGTCTCATACTTTGCATAATGCCAAAAACTAGACTCATATCACCAGGTTCCATACCTAATCATAAGTTGTTAAAGAATTTACAGCTACAGGATAACTATCTTTCCAATGATGGTGGAGATGAAGGTCTTAGAGTAGATGATTCAGGAAGAGCTTCTTCTAGTAGTCATTTTACAGTTGGAGGTCAGCTTAAAGTTACAAGTGTAAATGTAACAACAACTGATCACAATAAATTTTTAGTTCTTGATGGAACTGATGTTAAATATGTTACAGGAGATACATTGGTTCCTGATATTTTAACTGCTGGGACTAATTGTACTTTAAGTGGAGCTACTTTAAATGTAGACGATGCTTTCGTTAAAAATAATGCCAATGATGAGATGACTGGCACTTTAACTTTAAATGTCACAGGTACTGCAAAAGCTATTAGTGAAACACTTGTTCTTACAAATAATGTAAATGCTTCAGATATGGATGGTACAGGAACTGCTATAAAGTTTAACCAATGGTATTATGATGCTAGTACTCCAGCTATAGAAGAAGCATCAAGAATTGTTGTTGCCACAGAAAGTGACTGGACAAGCACTGCAAGTACAAGAGATGCATATATGGCTTTTGAAACAAGTGCCAATGGGTCTTTACAAGAAAGGATGAGAATTGAAGGAAATAGTGGCTTTGTTGGAATAGGAACAACTAATCCAAGTTCAATGTTTCACGTAGAAAGGCCTGTAGATGCTTCACAATTTCAACTTGCATACGATAGTACTAACAAAATGAATATTCAAGTTCATGACGATGGTAAAACTACATTTAGAACCTTTGGAGATGGAAGCTATGATTCAGACTTAACATTAGATATAGATGGAGATATAGAATTAAATGCAGATGGAGGAGATATTGTATTTAAAGATGCTAGTGCTACACTAGCTACTATTAATGGAAGTGGCCTTACTATAAATAATATAACTCAAGTAGGAAGCGATACTGATGCATTCTTAATGTCTGATAGTGGCGTAGTTAAATATGTTACAGGTGCAAATTTAAGATCGTATATAGGTGCAGGTACAGGTGATGGAGATATTACAGGTGTTAGCATTACAACAGATTCAGGAGATGGCAGTAAAGCAGAAGATACATCAGGGTCTGCAGACTTTTCTATATTAGGTTCTAGTGGAGTAAATGTAACTAATAGTGGCACCACTATAACAGCTGTGGCAGTTCCTGCAGAAATAGACCATGATTCGTTAAATAATTTTGTTGCTAATGAACATATAGATCACACTTCTGTAACACTAACTGCTGGTGATGGACTTACAGGTGGTGGAGATATATCATCTAATAGAAGTTTTGCTGTAAGTGTTGATGATTCTACAATAGAAATAAACTCAGATTCGTTAAGAGTAAAAGATGATGGTATTACATATGCTAAAATACAAAATATGACTGATGCAAGAATGCTTGGTAATAACGCTGGTTCAGATGGAGTTATTACTGAAATGACACAAGCTAATGTATTATCATTTTTAGGAGTAAGTGCAGGAGCTAATGCTAATGTGAGTGGCGATAGTGGAAATGCAGCTATATATGATAATAGTGGTACACCTGCATTTAAATCAGGTATTACAAAAGCAGAAGTACAAAGTTTATTAGACTATGTTACTAGCGATGCAGATGATACTATGACTGGTAATTTAACAATTACTAAATCTTCTGGCCCTCAACTTACACTTGGATATGATGCTAATGAAAAATTTACAATAGACGTAGCAGATAATGGTGTTACTACTATAGCTACAACAGATAATGATGGTAGTGGAACAGCTGCTAATTTAACTTTAGATGTCGATGGTGACATAGAGTTAAACGCTGATGGTGGAGATATATCGTTTAAAGATGCAAGTTCTACCCTTGGAACTTTTAGTACTGCTTATGGTGGGTTAAATCTTCCTGCTAATACAAAAATATCATGGGCACAACAAGATGATTATATCTATGCTGACACAACTGATATATTTATAACTAAAGCTGATACTGATATTGTTACTTTTAAAGATAACCAAGTATTAAATGACGTGCCATTTAAAATAAAAGAAGCTGGAAGTGCAGTTACACATACAACTGCATATGGACAGCTTTGGGTAAAAAATACAGCTCCTAACGAATTGTATTTTGCTAATGATGCTGGTAATGATATACAAATAACTTCAGGAACTGAACTAGTCCCACATTCAGGAACAATACTAGGCATTACATGTCTTAGAAGTGATGGAAGTAATTTTGTATCGCACTCTATTCAAGATGCATTTACTGTAGAAGATTCAACTCATCAAATTACATTTAACACACCTCCTAGTGAAAATGTTGAAATAGTAGCAAGTGCATATTTTGATACTACTACAACGACAGATGTTACTCTTTATGCAGGATTAAGTGACAATGCTACATATAATTCTATAGGTCAAGCTCACGAATATGATCAAGGTGGATTTATTAAATCTGATGACGAGGCTGATGATCATGTAAAAACTATGAGATGGATATTAACTTCATCTGAACTAGCTTCTGTTGGAAGCTCAAATACTTTTTATATAGGATTTAAAACAAGTGATGACGAGGATATAAAAATAATGTATGGAGAAAGAAATGCGTTTGGACTTTCTTTACCTCCATTTATAATAAAGGCAATAGCATTGCCATCAACAATTTATACAGGATAGTAAAATGATAGACGCAATAGATACATTAAAAACAACAGGAGCAGGTATAGGTGGGTGGTGGCTTTCAGTAAGTGGATGGCTTTCTGATATAGTAAGTTTACTAGTAGGTATAGCTACTTTAGTATATTTAGTGGTAAAAATAGTTAAGGAGATCACATCAAAATAGGAGAGACTATGAGTAAAATATGTCCTGAATGCGAAAGTGATCGCATATACAAGTACGGTAAGAGAATAAATAAATATAAGCCTGACGTTCAAAGATACTGCTGTCAGGAATGTAAAAAGCAGTTTGAAGAAATAACAGGTTATAAATCTAGTCCTGGTCGTGAATGGGATAAAGATATAAGAAGAGCAATAGTTACTCCTGATAAGCATTTTCCTTATGAGGACAAGCCAGCTATTAATGCTCTTGTTAAAGCAATACATTTAGTTAAGCCTAGTATCTATGTAGATTTAGGAGATACAGGAGAATGGGAAAGTGTATCTATGTGGAAGTGGAAGAAAAAGAAAAGACCACCTCTAGAGTACATTATACCTGATGTAGAGAAGGAAATAAAAGCAGTAAACAAAGGAATGGACATCATTGACGATGCATTAAATATAGTGGGTTGTGATGAAAGACATTTTTGTGAAGGTAACCACGATAATTGGTTAAACAGATTTGTAGAAGGATATCCTTATTTGAGCCAATATAAGCTCAAGAAAGCGATAAAACTAGATGAGCGAGGGTATAAGTATCATCCGTTCGGAAAGTTCCTTAAAATAGGTAAACTGCATTTCTATCATGGTCACCAGTATGGAGGACAATATCATACTGCTAATCACTTGCGAAAGCTTGGATGTAATGTTATGTATGGACATTGGCATGATTTACAACATATGACAGCAACTCATATGGACGGACCTAAAGCAGCATGGTCTATAGGTTGCTTGAAAGATATGAGTACTGAGGCCAATGCTTGGTTAGACAATAGAAGAATTAATTGGGCACATGCTTTTGCAATAATAGACTTCTACGGAGAAGGAGACTTTACTGTAGATGTGGTACAAATCATAGATGGAAAATGCTCAATATGGGGAAAGATGATAGATGGAAATAACTAATGGATATTATTGGAATAATAGAAACTCTGGGAATACCAGTAGCAGTAGCACTTGGGCTGGGGTATGCGCTTATGTATTTGATCAAGTTCATCACAAAGGATGTAACTGCAGACATAAGAAATCTGTACGACATAACAGTGAAGCTGATAGATAGTAACAGACAGGCCAAAGACGAAGTGAAAAAGACTATGACTGGAGTAAATACAATAAAAGATATCGTGCTAAAACTTTTTAAAAAAGAAAAGTGATGAAAATACCTGTACATGACTTAGATTATAGGGTACGATTATTAGAAGAAAAGGTAGAAAAGCTTGAAAAACAGGCACATCCTCCTCGGGAATTTGTGCGCTGTAAAGAATGTAAATCTAAAATAAAGGAGAAGTAATGCCAGCATTAATAGCGTTTATAACAAAGACTTTCTTAAGTGAAGCAATGTTAAAGAAAGTATTGGTAGTATTAGGTGATTATCTAGTTGCAAGTTCTAAGAACAAGCTAGACGATAAGCTATGGGCTCAAGTTAAGAAGATCTTAGTAAAGTAAATGCCCAAAGTATCACTTACTATAAATGATTTTTCTGGAGGGCTAAATACAGATATATCTCCTAGAGATCTTGAAGGTAATCAGCTTGAAGTCTGCACTAATGTAGATCCTAGTAGTGTAGGAAGGTTAAAAATGGCATCTCAATTTAAAGATGCAGATACCGACATTCAAGGAGGAAACAATGATTTTACAAGTGCAGCACATACAACTCCAGGATATGGACTATTTGTATTCAGTAATGACAACGAAGTTCAAACGCAAAGCGATGGAACTCATAGTGCCAATGCAGATGATTTTCTTTTAAAAGCTGATGGAACTACAGTAGATGTACAAGAACTATCTGATGGTACTATAACTGCAGATCAATTAGGCACTACTTCTGCTACTCCAGCATTTTATGCTGCGGAAGGAGATGTATTTGTAGGTGGCGATCATGGCACAGCGCCTAGTTCTTTAGTTTGGCATTATCAAGCAAAAAGAGATAGAACTGTAGCTGACTGGCTGCCAGCAGGACAAGCTAAAACTCCTCCTACTAACGGGGTTAATGGCAATATGAGAATACATGAGAGTCTTGCTAATAATGATGGGAGTAGTAATGCTAATACAGAATTTAATGTCAGTGGTGGTGGTGGCTCTGGCAGTATTGCAAATATAGCTGACGGATTGCATTGGGTTGTAGTTTATGGTGCAGATGAATCTGGTGGATGGAATAATGATTCAACAAGCCCAGCAACAGGAGACTTTGTAGAATTTGGAGCTAGCTGGCTTTATAAAAATAAAGCAGAATCTGCTATTACTACTCTAGATAGTGGTGATACTATGGAAAATAATGGAGGCACAAACGAACAAATTAATACAACTTTAACTGTACATGCATATGTATCTGAAGATTATACTTCTGCTACTGATAATTTATATGGAGCAAGACTATATTCTAGGCAGAATGGTGAAAATACTTGGTATCTTCTTGCAGAACTTAGTTTTGAAGATGGCATTAAAGGGAGTTTAGAAACTGAATTTAATGAATGGAAGGATCGGAATGCTAGCTATGGTCATACTTTAGAGGCTACAGGAGCTATGTGCACAACAAACCCTATAACAGATCCTCCTGCCTTGTTAACTTTTGATAGCTTAAATGGGTATGAAACAGATGATATAGCTGGAATTGTATATTGGAAACATGGGACGGTTGCTAATAGCAGGGCTTATGTAGCAAATGTAAAAGTCAATGGCAGGGTTTATGGGGACAGAATACTTAAAAGTCCTATATTTCAATATGATGTATTTACTGAAAATGCATTTATAGATGTAGCAATAAACGATGGAGACTCTATCACTGCACTTGAATCTTATGCTGATAGATTGCTTGAGTTTAAGAAAAAGTCTTTATATATTATAAATATATCTAAAGAGTTAGAATTTTTAGAGGATGTAAGAATTGGAGCTGGTGTTGACAATCCTACAGCAGTTGCTAAAACCTCTTATGGTGTTGTATGGGCAAATCAAACAGGATGCTTTTTATATGATGGAGAACAGTTAAGCCAACTAAATATGGGAAAGATAAGCGACTTTGAATGGAACAGGGATATTACTGAAAATGTTATTGTAGGTTTTGACTTACCTTCAAGACAGGTTATTGTTCTTTGGAATGGAGCTGCGGCAGGCAGCGGGCAAGCTTATGTCTATACATTAGATACTCAAAGCTGGCATAAAGTAGACGATATGATGGTTCATGAGTCTAATGTTACTAATATGGTTAATACTAGCAGTGGAAAACTTTTAATAGGAGGTGGTGACGCTGGAAATAGTGAAGTATATGTTTATGACGCTAGAACAGCTGATACTTCTAATTTTAGTATGAGAACAGGTCATTTAAGTCTAGGCAATCCAGGGTCTAAAAAGAACTTATTAAACGTTAAAGTTAGATATAAAAACTCTGGAAGCGCATTAAATGTTAAAGTGATAGTAGATGATGCTGCAGCTAGCATAGGTGAAGATACAATAACTTTAGGTACTTTAACAAATAATACAGGCGGAAGTTTAGTTACAAAAGAATTTAATACTGCAGCAACTACCACTTTAAAAGGGCAATATTGGTTTGCAATACAGATAATTGATGAAGATGGTACAGGGACTACCCATAAGTCATTTGAGATTGACGAGATAGTTTTAACCTATAGAGAGCTAGGTGTTAGATAATGGATGCTAAAACAAGAAGAGTATTAAAAGCTAAGCAAGGAAAAGTTTCTACTAGCAATAAAACTTTAAGTAGTTCAGAGGGCTATGAAGGACAAGTACAAATAAGAGATACTAAAGATGGACCTATGTTATTTGCTAAGCTTAAAGGTAAATGGATTCAATCTCCACTCTTGCCCGGAGGTGATTTCTTTGTACCTAAGGCATTTACAGCTATTATTACATTACCTTCTGCATCAGGCAAGCCTTGTTTTGTGGTGCCTAAATCTATACCTCTTAGGAATATTTTAAATATATCTATTGTAATTGAGGAGAAAACTGCTTCTGAAACATTTTTTGTACAAACACCACAATTGTATCATGTAGGTGGAAATGCTTATGACTGGATTGTTGCGCTTAAATCAAGTACAAGACAGATATATTTATCACGTATGGGCGATCCTACTTTTACTAATAAAAAAGCTAAGTTAACAATTTTATACAAATAAAGGAATAAGTTATGAGTTATACATGGGAAGAAGTAATGCTTGGGATAGATACTCGAGCTGAAGCTAAAAAAGAACAAAAGCAGTTAGATGATATAAACGAAAAAAGAGATAAAGAGCAATCTGCTATGGGTGCATGGAGTCTTGGATTAAGTTTGTTAGGAGGAGCATTATTTGGCCCTCTTGGTTATACTGCTGGTAAAATTTTAGGAAGACAAGGTGCTGATTATTACTACGACTGGGAAAGTATGGATGTTGAAGAAGGAAAGTTTGATGCAGATATTTCTAGAAAAGTAAATAAACAGCTCTCAAAAGATGCTAAAGATCAAAACAAAGCTCAAGTAGTTCAAGCTGTTACAGATTTAGGTTCAATGTATATACAGGCAGGAGGAATGACAGAAGGTTTTGATGCAGACTTTACTACATTTGGTGCAGGAGGAGATCAATGGACTATGTTTGGAAGGGGAGGAGAAGCTCCTACGACTTGGGCTTCTAAAGGAGCTGGAGGAATGATTAATCCTAATACAGGAGAAGCTATAGGAAGTATGGTTCAGCCTGAAGGTGGCATACCTAGTATATTTGATGTATGGAGAGATGATGGACTTGGATCTATGGGAAATAAACTAAAAGATGTATATACAGCAGATTTAACTGCTAATAAAGCTATGTCAGAGCTTGACAGATTGGCTAATCAATAATGGCTAATTACGGCACATTATGGGAAGCATTTGCTTCAGGTGAAGGCATGGAAGGTTACGATGCTTTGTCTGGAACCGAAACAGATTATAAGCAAAGAACACAAGCTTTTTATGATCAAATATTAGGGCCTACTTTTTATGGAGATGAAGGTAAGGATATGGGTTCTGGCGATTACAATAAATATATTGCTAGTTTTAGCACAAAAGAATTGGAAAAAGCAGAAGCTACATTTAGAACTGCAATAGGAGATCCTTATACATCAGTTTCAGACCCTTTTTCTTGGGAAAAGATTAGCAGGTATGATACTTCTGGGGGATTAGAAGGAAGGCTTCAATCCCTTTTAGAAAAGGAACTTTATTCAAAAGGAAAACATCTTGGTGGAAAAGTTGGAGAAACTTATGAAACAGATACTTCAAAAACTTTACAAGGTTTTAAAGAAGGAGTTCAAGGCCAAAGAGAAAGTATAAGCCATGGGGCTTTAACTAGTGGTCAATCATTAGCTTCTGGAACTTCTGGAGCCACTATAAGAAGTGGAGGAAATATAGGAGTTGCTGAAGATGCTCTTACAGATATTTATAAAAAAACTAAAACTTTAGGGTCTGAGTATAGAGCAGGAAAAGAAAGTGATGAAAGGTCTTTAGAGAGCGATTTAGATGCAGCTTTAACATCATATATATCAGCTATAGATAGTGAAAAAGATAGATGGTATCAAGCTGTAATACAAGATGTTCAAAAAGTTGGTAAAGATTTTACTCCAGAAGAGATAGAAAATAGATTGGCTGCAAATCAAGAATGGGATTGCGGGATTGGAAAAATAGCAAGTGGAACAGATGCAAATGGAAAAACTATATGCGTAGATGATCCCAATTTTACAGCAACAGAAGGAGCGTTTAGGGGTAATGTATGCCCTGTAGGACAGTTATGGGATGGTGAACAATGCGTAGAGATGGAAGGCTTAGATTTTACAAGAGATAAATGGGGTCTTATATGCGATGGAGAAGTTGATGAGTGCGGTGTATGCGGTGGAGATGGTTCAAGTTGTAAAGATTGCGCTGGAGTTCCAAACGGTAGTGCTGTAGTAGATGATTGTGGTGTTTGTAACGGTAATAATGCTTGCTTAGAAGATAAAAATGGAACAATTCCAGAAGGTGGAAAAAATATTATAGATACTGAAGGTGAAATGGATGTTAGGGGAACTGAAATAAATGATATTGAAACTAATTGGGAAAATATGCTTTCAGATATTTCAAACTATTGGGATAATACTTCTGATATGATGCAAGACATACATGATTCTCTTCCAGTATTAGAGAAACCAACTGGCAGTGGTTTTAGAGGAAAAGGTAGTTCTACTTGGACAAATCCTCTTACTCCAGAACAAGGACAGGTTGAAAAAGAAAAAAGAGATCGTGAAAGAAGAAATAGAAGCCAATACTCTAGATCTGGAAGAAGAACAAGTAGAAATATATATAACTTTTTTAATACTCCTGCCCAAACTCCTGTCCAAGAAGAACAGGTTTTTCCTGTCCAAGAAGAACAGGAAGAAGAATTTGAAAGACCTTGGTATGAAAAGACAGGTCCATGATAAATAGAAGGAATAAGATATGACGTTAGACGAATTATGGAAAGCATATGAAGATAAAGATCAAGACTTTGCAGGAGATGTTTATGATTTTATGAAAACAGATCTTCCATTCAAGATAACTAAAGAAGATTTTGGCAAACAATATGGAATGTATCTTCCTGAGTTTGATTACACAGGAATAGAGCTTGCTGAAAGAAAAAGAGATATAGACTATAAAGAAGCTAGAAATATATTAGATACTAGTATAGATGCTACTAATCGTGTATATGCTACAGAAATGGATACTCTTAGCGCAGGTTATGGATCTCAAGCAAGTAAAGCAAGGTCTATGGCTGGAAGAACAGGATTAAAGACTGGAACTTTAGATGAAGCATTAGAGACAACTTATGAGCAAACTGCTAATAAAGCTAAAAGTCTTGGAGAAAGACTAGATATTGCTCAAGATGAAGCTGGTGATAAATATAATATTGCTATGGTAGATTCAGCATTAGACTATGATAAAACTGTTCAAGATGAAAAAGAAGATTTTTATAATAGAACTTTAGCAGCTATTGCAAGACTTGACGCAAGGGGAGTGTGGGATAAAAAAGAAGGTGTTAAAATGTGCAATGGTGTAGAAATACCTGAAGATCAAGAATGTGTTCCATATCAATTTGAAGGATTAGATCTTGGCTTAGGAGAATGTAACCCAGCTTGCAGTCCTCAAGAAATGTGTATATCTGGTACATGTGTAACTAATGATCTGTTAAATTGGGAAAATTTAGGCTCAACAGAAGATATAATGTGTGGACAGTATGCAGATTATATTGAAGGCGAAGGATGTGTTCCAAATCATCCTGATATGCAAACTGATATTATTACTCCTGATACCTGTCCAACTGGCACTATATGGAGCGATAACGCAGGAGGATGTCTTTATATAAATCCTGGTGATAAATCGGTTGGATGCGCAGGACCTTGTGCTTTATATCTTCAAGGTGGAGAAATAGGATATGATTTTTGGTCTAAAGAATGGGATGTGCTACATAATCCAACTACATACATACCTGGAGCTCCAGATCCTGATGATGATTATGGTAAATGGTATGATTGGGCGTATTGCCTGATCCCAGGAAATTGTTAAATAAACTTAAAGGAAATAAAATATGTCAGAATTAGCAGATGCATTAAATAAACTATCAGGATTAGCTGATAACTTTATTACAGCTACCACCCAAAGACAAATACAGGTTGGTAAAGAGAAAGAAGCTCGTGTAATAAATGCTTATAACTATATGATAGGTAATGAAGAATCAGAAATTGCTGAACTTGAAACAGCATTAAGTGCTATAGAAACCAATCTATTAGATAGAGGTGTTGAACTTAAAAGTGTAAAAGAACAGTTTAGAACAACAAACTCTGAAGAACTTTTATCTGCTGCTAATGAAAGTGCTATAAGTATGACTAATGTTAGGTTAAATGATGCTAGAGATTATAGAAGCAGACTTGAGCAAAGAAAGAGAGAGGCTCAGCAGATAAAAAGACATATAGATTTGTTTGACGATGCAATGTCTATGGTTACTCCAGGTGAAGATAGTATTGTAGATGCATCTGATGTAGCTAAAGTAGCAAATAAGTTTACCAGTGAATACAGTCAGTTTATGCCAGAAATAGAGCAAAGACTAGCAGAACTTCAAACAGAGTCTGCATTAGACTCTCTTGAAGCAGATTACTTTTCTAGGCTAAAAATAGAAGCTCAACAGAAAATAGATGCAAATACTGCAAGTCAAGTTGAATCTAAGTTAAAAATGGCTTCATTAGAGCCTGTTAAGAAAGAAGCTGTAGAAGGTGTTGTGGCACTACTTAACAAAGGAAATTCTTTAAGTAAATTAAGAGAAGAGTTTGGAGCTGTTATAACAAGGCAGAAAGAAATTGATGCTGATGATGATTTAAATACCAGTGAACTACAAGCTAAAGAAAATGAAATAATGCAAGAGCAACTTAGAATAGGATCTTTTTTATTTCCATGGTCTTTAAGTGAAGAAGAAGCTATATTCCAAGCTCAAGGCTTACAAGAAGCTTTAGTTAATGCTGTTGCAAATGGAAACTTTCATGATATTATAAACTATTTAGAATCATCAAACCTACAATACTATACAATGGAGCCTAAAATGGCAGGTCAATATAAAGCTGATGTTTTGAACATGTTAGGTATAGATATATCTGATGATAATTTTATATCTCGACTAAAAGAATATCATAGTCTTGCTGGCAGAGTTGATATAAAACAGGCAGAAATTCAAGCAGAAATTTATAGAACTATAGTACCTGAAGATGAGTTTGACGACAATAGGACTAATGATTTAGACTCATTTCTTAACGAGGACTTTTAATGAACAAGACTAAAGAAGATATAATATCTAAAGCATGGACATTGACTCAGCAATTTCCTGGAAAGAAAACTGTTATTTTAAACAAACTTTTAAATGCTAAAAGCTTTGATATAAGTATTGATGATTTTAACGCATGGGATAGCACTATGATGCATCATGAGATTATTAAAGATGACAGTCTAACTGATAAGTTTCCTTCTGTTTCAGGATTTACTCAAACTGAAAATATGAGTGATACTGAAATATTAAAAGTATTTCATGCAAGAGATGAGCTAACTAAAAAGAAAGAAGATGTAGGATCTCCTCCTATAGAAGCTGATTGGTTTAAATCAGGAGTTGAAGCTGAAGAAAGAATAGAAGAGTTAATGCCTTTTTATCAAACTAAGATGGAAGAAGAATGGGCAGGAATGTCAGAAATGGATGCTAAAACAGCAATACCAACAATAGCAGGACAGGTTGTAAAAGCTCCATTTCAAATGCTAACTCAGCTAACAGCAGGTTGGGGTGATTATGTAGGTAAAAACTTTGAAGAACAAATACATGAAAGAGGCTTTATGTCATCATGGAATCCATTAACAGGGTTTGGTGCATGGGATATAGCTGAATTTAGAACTAATCCTTTAACAGGAAAGAGAGGTTTTACTCCTGAACTTTTAGAAATGGAACAAGAACTAGAAGATCTATATGAGGATAAAAGAGTATTTAATAAGAAGATGAATGAAGGTGGATGGCAGGAAAGATACGAACTAGATGAAGAGCTTCAGTCTTTAAACCAAATAATTATGGAAAATAAACTATTAGACCCAAGACTATATGGAGAAGTTGAATAAACTATGAGTGATAATATAAGAAAGCAAGCAGAATATTGGGGGCAACAACAGTCGCCTGACTTAAACTTTTTAAAGCAAAAATATAAAGATATGCAACCCTGGCAAGTTAAAGCTAGGGATCCTCAAGCTTATAAAGCATTATATGAACAAGCAGCACCTGGTCCAACAGGTATAGCGGACTCTAATCCTGTAACAGATTTCCTTGGAAATATGGCATGGGCTGTAGGTGAAGAGATGACATTAGGAGCTTCACTAGGTATTGATTTATATGCAGGCGGAGAAGTAAGGGAAACATTAGGCGTTCAAGAATGGGCTGATAACTCATGGGCTGGTAGACTTGGTCAAATAGCTGGTCAAGGTGTAGGTTTTATATCTGGTGTAGGACTTATAGGAAAAGGACTAGGAAAAGCTAGTGGTGCATTAAACTTAGGTCGTAAAGCATTATCTAAAGGAGCTGGTAAAAAGCTTAGATCTGAAACTGGAGAGACTTTAAATAAGATAGTAGGCGATGTAGATGATGCAGTAATGAGAGACTTTTCTGAAGAACTATATCAGACAGGTGCAGTTGCTATTAAAACAGGTCAAGAAGCTGCTAAAGCTTTTGGAAGAACTGCCACCAAGGTAGATCCTTTCAGCAACTTTGACTTACAAGGGGAAATTAGTAAAAACTTTGATGAACTATTACTAGAAAATATTAAGAAGAATAAAAACCTTGGGGATAATGTACGTCAGAATCTCTTAGATCCAGCAAATAAGGAGCTTAGAGACGAGATTAGAGATAATAGTATAAAAGCTGCACAAGAATTTAGATCTGAAGATGTGCCACGTGTTTTGGCTGCTAAATGGAGTGGTGTTCTAGGTGATCACGGAGCTCAGGTTGCTGGAGATATGGCTTACGAAGCTACTCTTCTTGGTTTACATGGTGGATTAAGGAACTTAGTTGAAAGGGGAGTGTCTGCAGGACTAGATATAGATGATGAAAACTATGGAAGAAGGTCTTTCTTTAGTGACGTAATGCATGGTATGATAGTTGGTGGAATGTTAGCACCTACTAGATATATACCTGGAGGAGCTAGAGTAGAGGTAGACTTAAGTAAGGGCCTTGGAGGTGTTAGGTCTGGTGTATTAGCTAATGTAAAGCAAATGGGACAGTCTGTTATACGTAAATACAATGGCAAAAAAGCTACAGATTATACCCCTAAACAGCTACAAACTATGATGCGTAATGTTTGGTATGGTTCTAATAAAAACACAGAGTTTTTCAGAGGTATAGAGGGCTGGACTCCTAGACTAGTAGAAGATGTAGGTATGTTAGCTAATGCTACTAATGTTAAAGTATTGCAAAATGTATATAATAAAGTCTCTAGAGATCTATCTAAAAACCTTATACCTATGTTAAGAAGAGAAGTTGCTAGAGATTTATTTGAATCTGCTCCTAGATATGTAGTAGGCTCAGCTGTTATGAATGCTCAGAACTGGTATCAGAACTATGATCATATCACTGCAGATCAGTTTATAACAGATGCTGTAGTTGGTATGTTTTATATGAAAAGAGGTAAAGTATTAAGTGGAAAGCCACCACTTCCTAAGTTTTTAACTTCCAGTGATATTAAAGGTAATGAAATAGCTAAAATGTCACAAGCATTTGATGTATTAGGCTATGATAAGACTCAGCTTGATTTTATGGGTAGTGCTTGGGATAAAGTATATGCAGATCATATGTTAGGAGAAAGCATTATTCAGCGTGGTAAGGATACTATGCCTGATATACGTAATGCTAATGCTATACTTGAAAAAGATATGGTTCCTGCTACTGACTATGTTCAGATGCTTAAAGATCCTACTTTAAAAAACTTTAACGAACAAATATCCTTAGAGTATACACAAAGATTATCAATGGCTAGTGATCTTAGGGCCCAAGGAAGAGAAGCTGAAGCTAGAAGAATGGAACTTAGTGCTAATGATTTATTAGCTAAGTCAGATATAGCTCAAATGCTAGTTAATGATCTTAACTTTGGAATGGTTGACAAGAATGTACAACCTATGACTAAAGATGCTGCTATAGAATTTATAAATAGAATGAGCAGTATAGAGCTTAATGGTAAAAAGTTAACTATAGATAATGTATCTGCTGAAATACAAAAGCTTCGTAAAGCTGCTGCATATAAGACTACATCTCAAATACAGTTAGCTATGGAAGACTATATTAAAAACTCTTTAGACGCTTTTGGCTTATGGGATGTATCAATGGAAAGTGCTGGAACTATAAACATCCACCCTAGCACTAAAGACTTGTTATTAAAGAAGTTAGCTAGTAATGAAAAGCTTGGAGAATACTCTACAGCTATCATGGCATTACATGATGTATTAGAAATGGCTAGCAGAACAGGCGTTATAAGATTTACTGATACTGCTATGGCTTGGAAAGCAGAAGGTGGACAAAAGCTAACAGCAGAAAAGTTAAATAGAATAGCTGATGAGTATAAAATCAATACAGAAAGAATGCATGATCTTGTTATGGGTACAGAAAATAGTGGATGGAGAGACCTTGTAACAAATAAAAGAACTAGTGAAGCTTTTATGGATGATCATATACTAGCTTCTACACCTATATGGCATGCAATAGATGCTAATATGAAGCACTTACGTAATGATATAGGGCTACATATACTAACAGGTAAAGGTGGACAAGGAACAGAGCAAACTATAGCCTTACATCAAGAGATAATGAATGACTTATTTAAAGGTAAGCGTAAGATTATATTGTCTGAAGAAGCAGGAGAAAGAACTTTAACTGATAAGCCACATCTTATTAATGTGTTAAATAACCTTAACAGGTCATGGCAGCTAACAGAAGGTGTTGGTAAGAGAGGTGTAACAGAGATACGCTCTAGTCAGTTAGAGGCTATACATGAAAAGCTTTCAAGAGAAGTAGGTAATGTATTTAGTGACAACAATGCATTCCAGGCTTTTAAAAACTATTTAGATAATACATATATAGACAATATACTAGGTGGTAGCGCTTCATATGGTGCTAAGAAAGCATTATCAAGTCTTATACAGGAAGGAAATCCTTTAGCTTTCACTGATCCAGTCACTAATAAACGTGTTATAGCTTCTGGTGAGGCTATTAGAACAGCTATATTAGGTTCTGAATATGGTATTGAAATGCAAAGAATGAACCCTGAGTTTGCAAGTGAAGTAAGAACTATGGTTGATAGGTATATAAAAGAGATTGAAAGACCTGTTAAAGGCAAAGGAGACTACTTAGAATTTAGTGATAAGATTACAATAGATCAAACATCTCAGCATAACCCTAAAGACTGGATGCAATCCTTACTATCTATGGAAGCATTATTAGATGGTAGTAAAGTAGTTGATATATCTAGAGTTGTAAAGAATGTACATCTACTAGAGTCTATGAACAGTTCTTTTAATACAGCTGCACACTTTGAAAAACTAGCTCAAGTTGCAGATAATAAAATTACAGTAGAACAGCTCAGGGCTGCAATGGATGGGCTTAGAACTAATACTAGACAGTTATCTTATTTAGTTACTGATGCTATGCAGAATGGTGATTTCTTAATGATACGTCAATTAGTAGATGCTCAATATGATATACAGAGAGCTATAGATAGAGCTAAACAGTTTACTGCAGAGGGTAAAGGTAGTATAGAAGAAGTTAGCTCTACTATATATAAAGTAACTATGGAAGCTATAAATGAGCGTAATAGAAAGCTTTCTTTAGATAGTGTAGAATCTGTAGATGAGTTTATTAGACGTCAAGAAGAGGTAGTCACACGTCAAGACAGGTCAGGTAAGCCTGTATTAGAGAGTCAAACTATATCTGAGAGTCAGTATAAAAGTAAGTATGGTATAGATCAGACATCTTTAGACCTTATTAAAGGGGATATGGTTGCATTTAGCAACACTGCACATGACCTGGCAGCAGAGGTTAGCAGTTTTATGAACAATTTCCCTGGCGTCAAGCAAAGACCTGATGCTATGAGAACTGTATTAGAAAATTTAGAAAACTTAGGCATACCTGCTGATGCCTATATGTCTCAAATAGTAAAGCCATGGATAGAAACTCAATGGACTAAAGCAAAAGCCTTAGATGATAAGCTTAATCGTGATACATTCTTGACTGATACTGCTCAACTACTAGTTAGTGCTTGGGCTCAAAAGAAAGTCACTCTAGGGAACTTTGAGAACGGAGCATTAAGACTATCAACCAAGTCAGTTACTAACTGGGATGCAGGATTCTTAGGCCTTATTAACTCTTTAGGCATACAGAATAAGCCTAACTCATTTATGATAATGGGAGAGCAGTCAATAGCTGGTAATCGTACTGTTAATAAACTTAGCGAAACAATGATGCAAGAGATTAATGCTAAGTTGGCAGCGGGAGCTAATATAAAAGTAGAAAGATCAGAGCTATTCTCTGCTAATGAACGTGCTGAATTGGAAAAAATGCTAAAAGATATGCCTATAGTTGGTGAAGGTGCTGATGGCAGGGCTCAATTCCAAGCATTCAGGCTAGATGAAAAGCAAGCTATTATATTATCTACTAGTACATATCCAGATATAGTTAATAGATGGCGTTCTAAAGGCGAAGGTTCATTGTTTAACGAGCTTTCTAAAGTTGTTGGAGAGACAGCAGCTAAGAACTATTTAGAGAAGTCTTTAAAGTTAAATGAGTTTAAGAATGATCAGATAGATACTCAGAAGTTTACTACTGAAACTATAGAAGGTTTACTTTTAACTACAAGACTATTAAAAGATAATGCATTTTACTTAGATAAGCTGGTTAAAGGTGAAATGACTAGAGAAGAAGTGTTTAAAGCATTAAAGTACTTAAAGCTATCTAACCCAAGAGGTGGTATTACTTTAAATAAAAAGACTGTAGATATAATGAGGTACTTTACTAAAGAAATAATGCCTGATACACCTCAGTATAAAGATATAAAAAGACATTTTGAAGGGCAAATGAGTAGACCTCACAGGCAAGTTACATTGTTTGATGAAAAGGGCCCTAATGAGAACTTCTTTAATAGTGATGCAGAGTATAGAGCAAAGGTTAGAGATCAGTATGTAAATGAAAGAGGCTTTAGTGTAGAAGAAGCTACTAAGATAGCTAATGAGTTGGCAGATAAACTTGCACCTGAAGCTAAGTCTAAAGTAGATGGTGAACAATATTTAAGTTTACCAGAAATGACAGCATTATTAACCTCTAGAGGGGCTGATGCCAGTTGGTTTGTATTTGATGCTAATAATAATGTAGTTGGCTTTAACACTATTATTAAGCCTGTTGTATCTCAAAGTAAGGTTAATCCTGATGGCTCTATGTCTGTAGTTATAAACAAGACAGCTTTCAAGTATGATCCTACTATGGATGCAGCTATGAAGAATGCTGATGGTACATATTTTACAGATAGTATAGCATTTAAATCTGCTAGTAAAGTAAACCAAAGTAAAGCGTCTGCAGAAAGTCCTTGGGTTGAAAATGCAATACCTGTACAGACACCTACAGATGTCACTAAACCATGGAAGCCTCAAGTTGCATTAGATATTCAAAACCAGAATACAGCTGGAAGTAATATGAGAATAGCAAGTGTAGACAGGGCTAATATGATGCTTAAGTCTATTAGTGGTCCTCATGATGGCACATTAAGTATGGCTTTTGGTAACTTCTTATCTAATCCAGCACAAGATGTAATGAACTCTTGGTTAAAATCTACTAATGCAGTTAAAGATTTAAGTCAGCACATGCAAGACCTATATCAGAATCCATTTGCTTTTAAAGCTATAGCTGAAAAGCTTAAAGGATTTGATAAAGAGACTGGAGATATAACAGCTAGTCTTACAGGTTTAGAGGCAGTATTATCCGAAGGTGGTATACCTATATATGAACACTTGAGACCTCAAATAGAGAGAGCATTAGTTGGTAACTATTTAGGCTCTAGAAACTTTGCATCAGGCAATATAGAAAATGGTGCATATAATGTTATGACTGCAGCAGACGGACTTAGTCTTCCAGTAAGAGAGAATGGCATGCAATCAAGATTTGGTGGTAGCGGTATACCTCATGCAGAGTCTAATAAAAATATTAGAACAATGTTAAGAGATCCAGGTGGTACTGAAAGCGTATCTCTTATATTTAGAATAACAGAGTCTCAAGCTAATGCATTAAATAAGGCTTTTAAAGCTAAGTCTGAGGTTAAAACAGATATATTTAAAGCAGGTGATGAACTTATAGCATCTGGCGATGGTTCAGTATCAGGTACATTTGATGGCATGTTAAATAGAATCTATGGCTCTAACCTTGAAGGCTCTTACGGTCCAGGACGTAGAAATGCTATAATGGATAGACAAATATCATCTGAGATTGTTCAAGACCTTATAGGTAAGAACTATAAAGACATTATACAGGAAGCATTTGAGTTAAAGCATTCAGATGGAGCTGATAAAATACAGACTTTAGGTGAACTTGTAAGGTTTGTAGATGGTAAGCCTCTTAGCGCTGTTGAACGTCAAAATGAAAAGACATACTTTGAAGACTATACTATCACTGATGGAACAGGTTCAATGGCACAAAAACATGGCTATCAATCTGTTCGTGTTGCTGATGTAAACTTAAGAACTCCTAAGGATGGTATTAATAGTTGGGTTATAACTGGTATAGAAAAGCTTATAGACAGGCGTAAAGGTGCCGTAAGCGAAATGAACAGTCAAGACCTTATTAATCCTCAGGATGCTGACTTTGATTTAGATAAATCAGCAAGCTTCTTTGGAACACCAGGGCCTATCTTAAAAGAAATACATGCTGCATCAGGATACCATGAGATATCGTCAGAAAGAATATGGGATAAAGCATTAACTGAAGTTAGTTATGAAATGCCACAGATGAGCTCATATATAAATGAGTTAAAGAACTTAGAGTCTGCTAGGCCAGTAGTTGTTAGACAGCATTCTTTAACATCTTTAATGTATCAGTACTTTACATCTTTAGATGGACTAGCTCAAAAGAATCTTATTAGACCTGGCTATGAAACAGGTATACATAGAGATAAATATGGCGTAGACAGAGTATCTCAAAGTACCCCAGGTACTAACGTTGTAATAGATTTTCAAGCTCCAAGTAATAGAACTAAATATCAGATAGCATTTAGACATGGTGGAGAGTTTGTTGACGCTATAGGGCATATGAAGAAAGTTATTAAGCATACTATAGATACTTACGGTGATCTTACTAAGCTTAACGATAGAAATATGATGGAAGAGTTTTGGTTCAATGATAACTTTGGACTGTTTAAAGTTGTAGAAACAGAAGGCTTTAATGCTGGTAGAGAAGTTGGCTGGAACAATTCAGTTGCTGAGATAGCACAGTTTAAAAAACAGATTAAAGATGGGTTCTTGAATCCTATGAACAAGATCTTTAATCTAGGCCTAGGCGTTGAAACATTAAGTGATGGTACAAGTAGAAAGCTTGGCTTTTATGACTATGTATCTACCTTTGAAAGAGCTAGGTCAGACATGTCACGTACTGCTGAGTTTAATAAAGAGTTAAAACCTTTTATTGATAACTTTTTAGGGTTCTTAGGTGAGCGTCCAGGCGCTGCAGGTACTAGTAATCATCCTTTAGTTGATGGTCTTATTAAAATGACTGAAGCTCATAATAAAAACTTTCCTATGCGTATAGAGCGTGGCAATGAGCTAGGCAATATGCTTAACGGAGCTGCAGTAGATGTTAAGAGTGTTGAAGTTCAAAATGCTATCAATAAGTATATGCAGAACGAAAAGAATTGGGTTCGCTTTAGCTCATTACAATGGGAAGTAAATCAGCTAGAGAATACATTAAATGACATGCGTGCACGTAGGCAGGACAAGACTAGGCAGTATGAAAATATGGAAAAGCGTAAGCAAATGTTAACTGAAACATTAGGCCAGGTAGAAGTAATAGCTAATGATAAATTTGTTAGAGAGTCTACTCCAAGAAGAAGGTCAGGTCAAATGGCAGAAGCTGATGCTAACTATGCAGTATATAAAGTAAGAAATGGTGATGTTAAAAGCGTAACAAGAATTAGTAAAGGAGATAGGTTCTTTTGGAATGCTGGTGATGTTGTTGTAAAGAATCCTAGAACATTTAGATTCACTGATCCTATACAGCAAAAGCATTTACGCACAATGCATAGAGCCTTTGGTAATTTACTAACAGGAGTTGAAAAGTTTGATGTTGCAGACAGCAGAGGATATGTCAGGAGTAAGATAAATGATATTAAGCAAGAGTTTTATAATATAGACACACAGTTCTCTGATGCATCTGTTAGAAACAACAGTATGTATAAAGATATATATAGCACAAAATTAGAAGCTCTAAAAACTTCGTTTAACGACATAATGATAGCAAGGGGACCTCAGTATGCTAAGCAGTTTTTACATACGTTATTGACCCCAAGAGTGTCCAATTCTGAGATGTCTATACTAGGTTATGATAATAAGAATGAGTCTTATTACTCAGGCTTTAGATTTCAGAGTAATAAATCTAGTGAACAGATGGTTATGAGGTTCATGACCGCGGCTATGGATGGTAAAGTATCAGGATTTAATAAAGCTTTAGCAAAAGAATGGTTTGCAGAAATAGAACAAGCTCGTAAAATAGCCTACCTGATGACACATGATAAATCATTAAGTGGTGATGCATTTAAGATAGGAAATCTAGACAGAGGTCTTAATCCTAGCTTTGATGTGTTACCTAGAACAGATGCTAAGCCTAAGTTATTAGATGTCAAGGCTAATAATGAACAGGCTCGTAAAACTATACAATCATATCTTACAGGGTCATACTTTTTAGATCCTATAGAACTGTATAGATTAACAGTAGGTCTAGATAAGACAATGAATGAAATGCCTAGCCCTCAGTTGATGGGTGATCGTGTTAAAAATCTATGGACTGATGTAGGTAAGAACTCAAATACTATAGAAGTTAAAGAAGATCTAGGTAGGGCAGTATATAGAATGTCTAAAGTACCTATTGAGAATAGTATGAATGGCAACAGAGAACATATAAGACGTAAAACATTTTCAGAGAAGCTCTGGGAAGAGATGAACTGTAATAATTAAGGAGAAGTATGGCTTGTATTAAAGATCCGTATAAAGAAGATCTCATGAAGGTAGCTACTGCCTTTGAGAGAGATGCAAAGATAAAAGCATTTGGTTATGGAGACCCTTCAACTGGTGAGTGGCTATGGAATAAGTATGTAGGTGCTCCCAGAGATGCTACTAGACCTGTTACTCAAGTAGAACTTAACAAGTTTAAGTTAGGTATAGAAGAGTTTAAGAATAATCTAGGCAAGAAAGAGAATCCATTCTTTAAATGGTTTAAACTACCTAAAGCATTAATGCGTAAACTGCCTGAAACTTCTATGTTTGTAGAAGAGATGTCTAATGCTACTTCATTTAGACAGCGTAACCTTAAAGAAAGCTCTGTAGAGCTAGATAACATGTTCAATGGGCTGTACGATATGATACTTAAAGGTGATTACTATGGTGGTACACCGTGGTCTAAGTCTGAGCTTAAAAAGTATCAAAACTTAGAAAGAGATTTAGAAATAGCTAAGACTCCTACTGAGAGAATGGAAGCATTAAAAAGAATAACTGAAGTTGTTGGTGTTAAAGATGGCACTAACAATCCTGTAGGTGGTAAGCTTTTAAGAAGATACAATGACCTCCTTACATTTAAAGAGCTACCTAAAACTAGAACTGAAGAGAGAATAGTAGAGAATTGGAATAAGCTTAGAGCTCGTTCAGCTAAAGCATTACTTAATGGCATAGAGCAGTCTAAAGCTATTATAAAAACAGTTAATGATGTTGGTATGCGTAATGATCTTATAAAGTCTTTAGAACTGCTGCAATCTGCTGCAGAACGTATACATTTTCAACAGTCAACAGATGCTCAAACATATAGTGGTGCAATAGACAAGAAGACTGGTAGATTTAAGCTTGAAAACATGGATATTAATATGAATGTATATGATGCTGAGACTGGTATGACTAAGCCATATAAAATGATCAATGAAAAAGGTGAGCGTGTTGTACCTAAAGAGCTTACTAAATATGCTCCAGAATATGTTATAGAAATGTCAAATGTTGTAAGGAATATAACAGACTATGCTTCAAAGCCTAACGATACTAAATGGGCTAATAAAACATCAGAACAAATAAGACTAGAGATAGAGAACAAGGTTGACCTTGGCAACATGATCAATAGACTTAAAGCACGTACTGATGTAGAGACAGGTAAGTTTTCTTCTTTAGATCCTATATTCTATCTTAATAAGTATGTTAATGATGTAGCTCACTTTAACTATGTTACACGTGTTAATCTAGCTTACAAAAAAGCAGCTGATAAGATGTGGGATGTCACTAGAAGAAAAAATATTGGTACTGAACTAGGTGATTATGCTAGACAGATGGGTGACATGTTATCAGAGATAAGAGACTCTGCCTTAAATAACTATGAAGGTGGTATCTCTCAAATGGATAGCATTGTTCGTTTTGTTAATGGTATGGAATATGTATCTAAGTTAGGTTGGAGTATACGTGGTGGTATACGTAATAGATCTCAGATATTATTTGACTGGACTAGGTATGGTCATAAAGCCTGGACTAATGCATCTAAGTTCTATAATGTAAGAGAGCATGACCTTATGGCTACTAATCAGTTAAATAGATTTGGTATATTATTTGGTGAAAAAGCTCAAGCTAGTGCTGCTATTGCTACTGCAGGATCTATAGAAGCTGTTACTCCTGCTGGCACAATGATGACTAGCGAAGGTGGGTTAAGAAGAAAACAAACTACTGTTGCAGAGAAAGCTGCATCTGGTATGGCTAAAGTAGCTGAGAAATCATCTTTACCTCTACAAATGGCAGAAAATGCTAACCGTACTGGTACATTTAAAAGATCATTTGCTTTAAACTTTAATGAAATGAACCGTAACAGAGCTTACTTTAAGCGTAAGTGGATGGAGTCTAAGAAGACTACTAAACCACCTGCAGAAGATGTATTAACTAAATACATAGAGAATCTAGCAGGTAATGCAGCGGCTAAAACAACAAGAGATCTTCACTTTGAGTATGATAACTGGGCTAAAGCTAAAGCATTACAAACTAAAACTGGCAAGGTAGTAGGACAGTTCCAGACATATAGATTTGCACTCTGGGATCTACAATTCCAAATGTTAAAAGATGCAAAACGTGCAGCAGGTGCTGGAAAGTATGGCTTGTTTGAAACTGATGCCAAAGGCAATGTTACTAGAATAATGCCTGAAATACAGCAAGCAATGCGTTATCTATCTCTTTATTCTTTAGCTGTTCCACTTATATCTGCTGTAAGTAACCTAGATATGAGCAGTTTAATACAGAATGAAACATATGATACTGCAGCCAGGTTCTTCGAATACTATACTGCTGATGAAGACAGCCCTGATGCATTAGAAGACAAGTATGGTCAGTTTTTTGGCAAGTCAGCATTAGCTGGTAACCTAGGTCCTTTCGTGTCAGATATACTTACTCTTACAGATCTATTTGACATATACGATTCAACCCCTGAAGAATTGCAAGAAACTATGAAGATGAAGTATGATCCCAAAGATCCAGACTGGTGGTATAAGTTTGCTAGAGTATTTAACATTCAGAGTTCTCGTACTGCATGGCATACTATACCTGCACTACTTCAAGATCAATACGAACGTGCATTTAGAGTTGAAACAGGATTATATAAACCTAAACATATTTATGATTGGATGCGTAAGTCTGATGATGCATTCTATAAACAGAGAAAAGATTGGCTCAAGAAGAGCCCGTACTCCCCCATGAACTGGGCTTATACAGGCACAGTTCTACCTAAAGTAAAGAAGAAAAAGAAGCGCAAAAATGCTGAAGCAGTGAACGTACTAGAAGGAATGCTAGCTGGTAGATATTAGCCAACTAGCACTCCTCGTTCGTTTTTAACGAAAACTTAGCCCTATATATACTAACGTTTCACTTTCTTTTTAGAAAGGCCCCCTCCCCTATAGTTAGGATTTTCAGAGCTTTTTACGTTTTTCATATAGCATTTAGCACAATAAGGAGTCTTATTATCTAAAACTTGTGCATATCTACTACATATAGTGCATTTAGGACTATCAGACATTAATTATACTCTGTATAATCAAAGCTAGTCTTATCATGAGAACTAAAAGTTTTCTTTATATCATCTTCTAAAACTGTTAAATTAGCTTTAGTCAGTGAAAATGCTTGATTTACATTCTTTATTTTTATACTATTAACCATTTCTAGAATGCTTTTAGCATATTGTACAAATGCAACTTTTAGTTTTTCTTCCTTATTACTCACTTTCTCTCCTTTCGTTTTCGTATTCTAACATATCACAAAATGTAGTAAATGGCAGTGCCACATATGGCTGTTTACCATTCTTTTTAAAGACTATAGCTGGTGAACTCCCATCTGGATTATTATCCTCACACTGTTCTATTGCTCTCCATATTTGTAGTCTTTCTACATTTTTGCATTCAAAGCTAAAGGTACAAACTTTCTTTGCTGCAGGCGATCTAACTATATCTTCACCTGTCATTCCCATAGTTTGTGATTTAATGTCATCAGGTTCTAATTGAGTGTAAACTTCCCTCAACATATCACGAACATAGTTTTGTAGTCTTCTACCTTTTGCTTTACTTGCTTTTGCGCTTCTTGCCAAATCCAGTCTCCTTTCTTAATCTCTCTAATGCTTTAGATATTTTATGCAAAGGAGTTTTCTCTTCTGGTATTATTTGCCCACACTCCGTGCAGGTTTTTAAAACGGGGCCTCAAGCTCTTCCACTTCCAGACATAAGACTAATACCTCCTTTCCATATTGTACTTTTCTAAAGATCTCGCCATCGTATATTTCACCTTTAATGTCAACAGTACCTTTAAACATAGGTTCGTTATCCATATCTTTATCATATGCCGAGTTCTTCAGGAAGTCTGACTGTAGTTTCATTTATTTGCTCCCACTTTCTTAGGCTTTTTGACCCCACCTCTTTTCTTGCGCACTTTGCACATATCAGAGCCATTCTTATTCCCAGGAGATAAGATGCGTCCCCTATCCATAAATAAGCCGCCTTCTGGGCGTGAGATTGAGTCCCACATTGAGCGCATACTTTTATTATCTTCTTTCCTAGATGAACTACCATTTTCTTCCTCTATCATACCCCATAAGAGCATTAAATATACTATACAGTCCGTAATTCGACCAGTTACGTCCTCTCTTTGTGATTTATGGCCTTTTACATAAGCAGCAATACCATCTACATGCTTAAGTGTATATGTCATAAGTACTTTCTTCTTGTCTATTTCAAGCAAATTTGCCACTCTATTAAAGTTAGCAAATACATCTTGATCATCATGAGCATATTCTTTTTGACCTTCATCTCTTATAGATATAACATTTTCTAGTATTGTATCCATAAGTTTATGCATTTCTTTATGAGTCATCTCTAATAATCCTTACGTTATCTAGTTTAAGTCTTACTTGCAAGTGTTCTCTTTCTCTATTAGCATCAGATCTTAGATCTAAGTACTCTAGTTCTCCAGTCGTCATAGAACGTCTAGGAACAAGAGAAAGTAACTTATTCAAGTTGTACGCTACTCTAAATGAGCCTTTAGTAGAATGTAAACCCATACCTTCAGTCATTGCAGTCTTATTTATTTCACTTACCGCAAATACTATGATATTATGCTTAACAGCTAGCTCCATCATTGCCTGTGATGCCTCTTCTACGCGCATATTAGGGTCTTTAAGGTTACTTTGAAACAAACCCATGTGATCTATCACAACAACTCTAGGCTTAACAGGAAGAGTCAATATAGTCTTTTCTAAATCTCTTGCAGATATAGGTGAATAATTCACTTGTAACCATTGAAACTTCTTATCTTGACCATTGTTATGATTTGCATAATGATCTCTTAACTGTTCTTCAGTCCAGCCATTTTCTATTTGTACAAATCTAGACCATATTTGTCTTGGAGACATCTCCATTTCTAAGAAATATGTTGGCACTTTAAATGCACACATCCAGTTTTGCAATAACATAGTCTTCATAGACTTAGGTGGTGCTTGTAAAACAACAACTTCACCTGGATATATAGGATAGTCACCTCCATATAACTGCCCTAAATTTAAGGGAGTTACATCAGATTTGTAAAATTCTATAAGGTTAGTTTCCATGTCTGAAGCATCCATCATAGTCTGGCTTTTCTTATTTCTATACAGTCTACATGTATTCTTGCAATATTCGTCCATAATAGGGTCACTACAGCCATATTTATTGCCTTGACCACCATGACCTTCATATGCACTAGTAACGATGCTATCCATCTCTTTTTCAGAGAAAGGTTTATCATTGCCACTTACCTGTACTCTCCATACTTCCATAAGCATTCTTACTGTTTCTTCAGGATAAAGCCAACGAAACCAAGCACTTAGCCTTAATGCTACCATATGTCTTTTACCCATAGGTATAGACTGTATCATACTGCTAATACAAGGATACAAAGAAGGATCAGGAGATCTTCCTTGTGATAATTGTATGCTTTGAGTCTGTTTCTTTTCCTCTTCGCTTATAATTACATTAAATACAGGTTGTCCCTCCATAACTATATCACTCATAGGTTGAGGTTTCTTTGCATACTCTATAATAGCATTAACATCTCCTTCCAACATACCTTTTTGTAGCTCAACTTTATATGAGCCTGATTTATTATTTTTGGTATTTGGAACTCTTATTAATCTAAGCTTGTCTGTTACTGATGGATCAGCATATTCAAATATACCATGCTTTGTAAGTACAGTTTTTATCTTTGTATGCAGGTTCTTATGTGGTCTATATGTAAATGAAGTACTAGGTATGTGAAAGTGGAATCCTGTTCCGCTAAAGAATGCTTTATATGGCACATCTAAGTCTTCAAGCATTAATTTTAGGCCAATAGCTTTCTTTTGTGCGTCATCAGGATTACCACCATCAACATCTAATATAAACTCTTCAGGTATATATATTTTACCATCATAACCAGACAATTTCTTGTTTTCAGCAAAGTAGTCCTTAACATCATTATCGTATTCATATAATGACATAAAGGTGTCACTATGAAGATCCATCCAATTTACTATATTAGATGAATCTTCAAAGTAATGTCTTCTTGATAAGCCGAACGCAAATTCTCTAATCATTTGTTGTTACCTACCTCTCCTCTGGCTATTACTGTAGTTTTACATCTTTTACAGGTTTTTTGATGATTATGCATTCCCCAGAGTTTACCGCATTTACATCTTATGTGTTTTTCAAGCTCTTTATCCACCATCTTCTATCTCCTTATCATTTATAAAAGTATTAGTTTCAAGCACAAGTCTTAATGCTTCACACCATCCTCTATTTTTCATAAAGTCAAAGTATAACAATCCTTCATCTCCGCTCATATTCATTTTTACATAATCTTCATCTACTCTTTCACAATGTTTTAAGACCCTCTTTATTTGTAATGGGCTTAACATATGAAATCCACCAATGCTTTAACTAGCTCAGGAACTGCAATCTTCGGTAAATAAATAGGATTATGCTTGTCATCGCCAGTAACAGCAATACCATTAGCAGTAGAAGTAATTGTAAAGCATTTCCTGGGGTCTTTAGTAGCATTATCAATAGGCCATAAACTTTCTGCTTTAGGCCTTTCTTTGGGTTCTGGTACATCTGGGGTAGGTATCTCTTTTGCATGGTTTAGTCCTAACTCTTCTAATATTTTATCAGTTGCTTGCCTCATTCTAACTTTATTAGCTATAATGCCATCATTGCACATATGTAATAAGTCTTTTTGAAACAATTTATACTTTCCGTTAACCACTTTCCAATGCAAATTATCTTTACCACACCCTCTATTACATGTTATCATATTCTCTCCGATGTTAGTAAGTTAATTCATATAAAGCATTAAGGGGCCCCCGTTCAAAGACCCCTTATAATGCAAACTCCTATAACCGCCTTCTCAACCATTTAGAAGATAGGAGCCTCTACTTGTTCTGTTGTGCCATTAGCAGGAGCAGGTGTAGATCCGTCTTTTACATAATCTGTATAATACTTCTCTGCACGCCCTTTCCAATAGTCAACATCATTTTCAGTAAATTGCTCAATAATGTTCTTAAACTCAGTTGGTGCACATTGCTTTAAAGCACGTGTGTATTCACCATCTTTATGAAAGTATACATTAAGCTCTTTCCCTGTTAAATGACTAGTATCATCATCAATCTTAACAACCACATTTCCATCTGGTCCGTCAAGTCCATCAGTAATACCAGCGTTAGCAAATCTAAAGACTTGTCCTATTGCGAACTCTTCTCCATTGCTGCCTTTCTTTTCATAGACTCTCATGGTAAAGTTCTCAGGATAGTCGTTAAACCACACATCTAAGAATTTAGTGCCATTATAGTCACCGTACTTCGCTTTTGAAACAGTAAGTGTATGCCAACCAGTTGTATAGTTAGTACCACCACCTTTTTTTACTGTGAGTGTTCTCATTTAGTTTCTCCATTTACTAGTGTTTGCAAACTATAGGTCTTACCTGAACCTGGTGAACCTATTATTAGTACTTTAGCTCCATCAAAGCCCTTGTCACGAGCTGCTGATATAACTTTACCATAATCTTGGTCCATTTCAGCTTCTAATAAGCCTGTTCTATCCTTAGCATGATCATATTTTTCACTACGTGCAGTAACCCATAGATACTTTCTATTAGTTCCAGATACTACAGTTTTAGTATAAAATACAAAATCAAACCACTTGCTGATATCGTCTTTACTACTGCCATCTATATAAGGTATAACCTTATTTCCATCATCCATTGTTTGAATTTTAGAATGACAGTTGCATATTACTATACCAGGGATTTTACTTACGAATGATAGAGCTCCATCAAGTTTATTCTTTAATTGACCCCATCCTTGTAACTTCATTTTACCATCTTTGTCAGATAGTTCTCTCATATACTTCTTAGATAACTCTGAGAATGTATCCAGAACTAAAGCATCAATCTTGGTATCAGTTTGTGCTGTAACAACTGAGCGTTGTTCATCTATTTCTAGATCACCAATATTAACTTTAACAGTTTTGGTCTCTTCCTTATACAGCTTACCTATAGTATTTTGAAATTGACTAAAGGTACCAGGCTGCATGACTGGAAAGCCAAACTGCTTGTGAATATATTCTTTTGATCCGAGAGTTTGAGAACCATGTTCTAGATCGAACATTAGTGTTTTCATGCGCATTTCTCTCCTTTTGTTGCGTGGTAAATATACCACTGTTTTTCTTTCCTTTGCAAGGAAAACTTAGCGAGTGTCATATAGGCTAAGGTATTGGCTATAAGATATGCCAGGATTGCGCCCGTACGACCTTACGGTATCGTCTCTCCACTCGCTATAATACTTTGAAGAGAGGAAGAAACCTCGAAGTAACTCCCCCTCTTCTTGCATAACAAGGCTTAACATAACATGGATAATCACCACACAAATGGAGTGTTAAGCTATGTGTATTTTGCTGCTTTGGGTTAGGTGAGCCAACCTATAATGGCCTGAGGGCCCAAATATCGAGCTAGCTTAAACTATAGCCTTACTCCCGCTAGGTTTCCAGACTATGGTCCACAAATGGAACCCTCATATCTTTCTTAGCATCATAGTAGGAAAATGAAAGCTAAAGTTACTATTAAACGGTTCATCGGTTATGAACTTGCGAACGGAATTAGCAATAAAGCTTCCACTCATATTTGAGCAGTAACTTGTTGCTTTAGCGTTGCAAGGCTCCTCATCCCCTTGTTCATCAGAGTACCAATGTTTTTTATATTCAGCAAGTGTTGGCTTTTTGAATATATATTGTTGATAGTGTTCAGCTCCCATTCTCCCGTCTATGATGCATTTTGGCTTAGTCGTAGGGTTAGAGCATATTGTAGTGACCGCTTCCAACCTTGACCCCATCGAATCAAACCCTAGTATGACTATGTCATTATGATCCTGGAAATAGAATGTATCAAAGTCACCATGATGAGTATCTATTACAAGTTCTCGACTTATATTTAATAAATGGCTCTTCAAAGCATTAACTTTGTTACTGCCAATATCTCCTTGAGTATACTGAGATACTCCGATATTAACATCTTCTACTATATCACGATCATATAGATGAAAATATAGTCCACCCATACGTGCCAATTGAGTGGCTGCGGCACTCCCGATAGCACCGCAACCTAGTATATGAAATGTGTAGTCATATACCCCTGTGAATAATCCTTCATTTCTTGCTGTTAAGCTCATACTCCATACCCCCATCCTATACCAGCTTGATCTAATGTGTCGCCTGTTTGCTTATTTACAACAAAGTCTGATGGCATAGCATGTAATAAAGATTCAAGAGCATTTTCTACTACAAGAGTTACTTCATATATACTTTTACTATCTACAAGCTCTTTATTTAAATCATCTATTGACATTTTATAAGCTGCATAAGTCATTGATCCTGCTACTACTTCAGATATAACCTCGTCAACTTCTTCAAGGATTTCGAAATATGTCTTTGGCTTACCAGACAAGCCTGTCTGACCAGCTGTGGTATGAAAAGGGAGTCGCTCTTGGCGAGGGTCCTCCGCAGCTTCTTTAAGCAGATCAGTATGATTTCCATTATTCTTTCTCCATGAATAACCTGTATATGTAGGAACTTTATATTCAGGCTTAGTACACATTGCTGCTACATTCTCTTTAATCTTTTTGCTTATACGTGCTTTAGGATTAATTATAGTTAGATCAACATCTTCATGTACTTCTACAGGCTTCCATACAGATACTCTAAACTTATATTCTTCCTTAAGGTTAACAACTAAGGCAAATGAGAAATCTCCTTGATCATATTCTTTTATAGCTGTTAAATCTGTGCCAGACCAGAATGCGTTCATTGTATGATGACTATGCCACCAACAAAATCTAAAGTTCTTTTTACCCAATCTTTTAGCCTCTTTAGTATAATATATAGCTAGCTCATCTTTATCAAGTACAGTATTCCCAGCGCTTATAACTTGCTTAAGTATTACAGGGTTTTCTAAATGCCAATCACCATCTTTATCTTCTACCATTACAGACATTCCACCTATTTCAGATTGATGCTCTGTATGGGCTTCTTCTGCGTATCCCAGGATAGTATCCCAGTCTTTCTGTTTTATGTAAAACATATGTGTCTCCTTTTATTTTATAATTTTATGAGGGAAGCTATACTGCTTACGTTTCTCGGTGTCCACAGCTCCAATTAACTTCCCTCAACCATTTAGGCTAATCTAACCTTGGAGAGGAAATTCCGACGTTTTCTCTAGATTAGACCCAAATCTATAAGTTATTTGCACTACCATTTCTAATAGCCCATTGAATAGTTCTTTCTTCTATTGTCATTTCTGCTTCAGGTGTTGTTGTTTGAACAGGTGTACGAGGAACAGATGTCGCAAAAGGATCATCATCTATTAAAGTATCCAAAGGGTCAAATGGAGTTCGATCTAATATATCATTAGCTTCTTGCTCTATTTGATTTATTTGATCTTGAGTTAGCTCAGGATTATCAGGTACAGGTGGAAGTTCAACGTTATAACCTATTACATTCTCTCTATTCCATTCAAAATCACTTGTAAGATCTAAGTATACATTTTCATAGAAATGTTCAAAGTTAACAATAGGCATATTGCAAAGATTTCTTAGCTTTCTTCTATAAGTAGGTGTATCTTCTAATTCACCACCTGGCTCTCTACCTTCTTTAGCAAGCCATCTTATAATAACCCTATGCATTCTGATATAGTTATTATATGAATCAAATATTCGCTCTCTAGTACGTGGAGTTGTCCATAAGCTATCTTCAATAGAATCTATATAGACATCATTCTCAGTAGACAGTATATTATCTTTAATAGAAAGTTCTAGCATTATACCAAGAATACCTTCTTCTTCAGGTGTCTTATCATCCTTTAATGTAAGAGATATGTTATTATACTGCTCACAATTAGTGTTAAAAGTACACTTTGCACATGGAAGATTAGCATCAGTTATATGATTATAATATTCTAATTTTCTATTTAAATATTCTTCAGCACCTATAGTATAACTATTAGTATTGCTTATACGATAGCTATGATAAAATACATTTCTAGCATGATCATGTGCTTCATCAAATAACTTGCGACTTAAGTTACAACTTAACAATGTATTATAAGTATAATTGCCATTTCCTTCAAAGAATGTTCTATATACAATATCATTATCACCTGATTCTGTTAAGAATGTATCAAATACTATGTTTCTGCCATGAGACTTACTATAACTTATCCTATTTAAAGGATTAGTTTGAGGTACATAATAGTTTGTAGCCCATCCTACAAGAGTAGTTATATGTGCTAATATATCTACATTCATAATAGAAGCCCTTATTGCATTTTTCATACTGCCAAGACATACATTACCAGATTTTACATCATCACCAGCATAGTATCTATATTTATCATCACCTTGACTTATATATGGATGTCTATTTAGTCCAAAAGAATCTAAATATAAAGCTTCTAAGAAATGAGTTGCATTACTAGGAGGTGCAGCTTGCAAGAACTCTTCTCTTCCCCAATGTCTACTTATCAATGGTAATAAGAATACTCCTGATGCAATATATACGTCACCTATAGTATGGTTAAATCTTTTAGTTTCATTTCCTATTATTATATGAGTACGCATATTTGCATTCTTTATTTTTACCATAAATAATACAATATAATCCCTTGTTTCAGATACATCACTAGGACCTATAAAATGAGCATTGCCTCCATAGCTATATTGTCTTCTTAACATAGCTTTATTAGCACAAGTTTCCATTACTCTACATTGTATTTCTACATGAGGATACATCTCTTTAGCTACCTCTAACTGACTGATAATACTAGACTTAACCTTGTCAAACTCTTCTTCAAATTGATCTGTATTATCCTGCCATTTGATGCCGTTAGACTTTAAGTCCTTTAGTTTATATTCAAGGCTTAACAAGCTTGATTTAAAACCAGACTCTCTCCATCTATAGTCTTGTATTCTTTTAAAGATAGACTCTACACCTCTTGGCTTCATATCGTGCCTTAATACATGTTCGTTATAGGCTCTTTTTATTTCATTATAACCACCAGGTTTTAGAGTAAAGCTTTTAGATACACCTAAATTACAGTTATATCTTTCTTTTAATGTTTCTAAAGCCTCAATAATTTCTCCTTGAGGTCCTACAAGTATATTATCAATCAACTCAGACACATTACATTCAAATGTTTCTATGTCCACAGAGTTTGCTTCTATCATTTTAAAATTCATTGTTGTCTCCAAGTTATAATGGGGTAAAATATTACAATTCAGTTAGGCTTGCATAAAAGGAGCTTTATCCCGAGCATTGACCACCTTACCCCATAATTGTTATAATATCTTACTGACCACCAGTCTTATTACTATTTACATTAGCAACAATGTCCCCATCTTGCAATTGATAGTCATCTGACTGATCTGTTGCATTTACAGCTACACTTGACCCAGCAGGCATATCAAGTTCAGTTCTTAATGAGCCTATAGTTTGACTAGTTACTACTTTTTCAACGAATCCACCGCCACTAAGTACTTTTATTGTTATTGACATTTAAGCCTCCTTATTGATTGTTTCTTTATTACGAAGCGCTTTCCATGCACTCTTAGGCATATATTTCGCTTCCTGTTTATTTACTACCTTCTCAGCGTCTTCATCACGTACCCGCAGCAATGTACCTACAGGTAATCGCTTCCAATACTGTGAATTTTCTACTACAGTTTTAATTGTTTTCATTTATTGCCTCCAGTTATAGTAGACCTGCCAACTCCTTACGAATCAGCAGGCCTACATGAGAAGTGGTCAACTACTCTTCATCCACACTAGGATAAGTACATTCTTTTGTCCAGGTATTGGGATCGCCTAGTCCATCTCCATCAAGATCAAGGTACCACATTGTTGGTCCCTCGCCATTACAGACCCCACATTCATCTCGCCAGTTTTCATAGCAAGTATCATCTTTATCATCAGAGTTTGTGACCCATCTTCCTCTTTCGAGTGGTTGACTTACATGGAGATCAGTGGTATATTCGTCACCATTCCACCAAAATGTATGTCCCTCACCCTTAGCACGATGTTGTATTCTGAACGCTTCAACAAATGGCATATCATCCAAGTTTATCTGTACAGGATCAACGTGCGTATATTTAAACATAGAGTGATCAATTACAGGCTCTTCTTCCATTTGTTTAGCCTTATTTAACACTCTGTTAGTTATATTACTGTTATCTTTTGCTTCAACATCACTACATCCCACAAATATCATCATTACTATCATTAATAGATTGCTTCTCATTCTTATCTCCAGTTTTATTTATTATATTGTTAATTGAATTAAGCATATTCTTAGTCTTGATATACTCTTTGTACATCTCCTCTTCAAACTTGCTTACAGGTACTACAAGTGGCTCTTTCATAGCACATCATATGGTCTAGGAAAATTAAGCTCAAAGGTTGTTAGATTACCTTTAGGATCTACATCTCCCCAAGCCTTATAATAACACAGTCCAAAGAACCATATTCTAATTTGCGATCCCATTAGCTGGTCGTTTATAAAGCCGTCCACTCCCAGGACTACGCGGTTCATCAAGATTAAATACATCTTCATTCTCCTCCTTCATGTCTAGTATTGCCATTATTTTGCACTCTAGGTGTAATAACTGTTCCATTACCGTTAGTTTTAATTTGCTTTGCTCCAAGTTGTCTCCTTTTCATTGCAGTTTTAAGCTTATCTGACCGTGTCTTATGAGCATTATATGTTAATTTAGCATCATATACTACTGACAGTTTAGCTAAGCGTTCTTGTGTGATTTTGATTAGTTTCTCTGTAACCTCTATACCATTCTCAGTCTTGTTACCTATCCCTATCTTAACAAACTTATTTAACTGTTCTTGGTAGAAGTTTACAACCCATAACTTTGACCCATTTATTGCTATATCCATTAGTATCCCCATATATATCTATGTGTTTCCATTACAAACCGTATCAAGGCATAAACCATGACACCTAAGGACATGCCATAAATTATGACAGTCCAAAACATTTTATCACTCTTCTTCATAACACTACCTTAACCCATATCGCTATCGTAAATGATAACAGTATATTCATAAAGAACACAGCTATAAATCCTACTGGTTCTCTTTCTTCTTTAGTAAATAACCATTCATAAACTACATTTAATTTCTCTAGTATCATTGATACCTCCATATTTATTGTTAGTGTGAATTTAATAAGAGAGTCGTCAATATCCTTACTTCATTGTGCTTTTATTGTCACCTAGGGCTTACACCTAGCTATCCATGACGGTAATACACAAATGGCTTGACCCTTCCATTACTCTCTTAAATTATACATAGTAGAGGTGAAGTAGGGTTCATCATCATACAAGGCTCCGTTCCCTTTCGCTTGCCAGCTAATCGTTCACTACCAAGTATTTTTACCTCTTACAGGGGTTAACCTGATTCCGTACCCAAAAGAGGACTATGTAATTCAATTATAGACTATACGTACACGACTGGTGCTTTTCAACCCAGTCCACCACATTCCTACCACTAACCATCTTAACGATGTTCCCTCTGTATAATCTAATGTTAATTGTTGAGGCGGTGACAGGAGTCGAACCTGCTATCTCTTGGTTATGAGCCAAGCGTGTAAACCATTTCACTCCACCGCTATTGAATGTTTGATAGGCAGTCCAGTACTCAGGGGGAGCTGAATACAACGTGGTTCATTACTCCACTATAGACCACCATATCAGGTCACAAGGGAACACATCCCAATCCTATAAGTTTATGTGTATGTTCATTCTAATAGAGACACACACACCCATACATGTAATAAGGGGAGAATTAACTCCCCATTACACTACTAAACCTCCACTCTACGTCTTAAACTATCATTTTCTGCCTTTAACCTTGCAAGCTCATCCTTGGTATCATCTGATGTAGACTTAATTTCCCTCATCACTGCACCAATGTCAGTCAATGCCGCTGCTAAGTTAGCCTTAGTCTCTACCTTCTCTAATGTTTGTGCTACCAATGCCATCTCTTGCACCCTACCTGATGCTGCCAATGCTACCATCACAGACTCCATTGCGTCTCTGTTCTCAGGCTTCATGTCTATGCTATCAGTCTTACCAATACTCTTGCTTGCACCAGCTATATCTTTCCAGTTAGCCATCTTCTTTACTCCTTAAGTTTCTAGTTTTAGTTTACACTTCATAAATAACCTCTATATTGAAATCAAAAATAACGTAATCGTGATAACGTTCAATCACCCCATAGGGGTGTACCTCTTCTAAAAGACCACACGATAAAATGCCACAATTTTTAAAAGTTTTTCTAAAAAGCTTGATAGGAGGTGTAAATACCCTGTATATTGTGATGTAAAACACAAAGCTATTATTGGGAGTATAATGAAGACTAAGAAAATAACATATAGGCAGTTAATGGACTATATAGAGCAGTTAGAGTTACAGGTTCAGAACAATCAAAAGGCAGTATATGATGTATCTGGGCTGTTAAATGAGTACGTAGAAATGAAGAAAGATGTTAAGAAACTACAGAATCATATGCAAAAGCGTTTTGGATCTGATGCAGAGATTCCGACTCGTTGGTCGGTATTTTCTAAGTTCATAAAAAACAAGTACTTACAGCTTAAGAAAGTTCTTGTATTTGGAAAATAAACCTAGTAAACTACTACTAGTAACTACGCTTAATATAAAGGAGGTCACATGAAAGTTTATACTTTAACAATAGTGTATGATGATGAGACTGATGAGATAGAGTATTTAAGCGAGGAGATTGAAGGTAGCGCAGAAAGCATTCTTGAGGAATGTGGCGCTATAACAAGGGGAGACGAAAACGATAGCGATGAAATAGAGATTAGTACAGGCTTCAACATAATAGGAGAAGCTTAATAAAACGCTAAAGCGTTTTGATTCTCGAAAGGATAAAGAGTGGAGAAAGAAAAGGATGAATCTCGTAGTGGAGGTCTTGGGGACACTCTTGCGAGAGTTATTCATAGTACTACTGGCATTAAGCCTTGTGATAATTGTACTAGGCGTAAAGAAAAATTAAATAAATGGTTCCCATATACTAAAAGGAGTGTTGACACATGAACGGGAAAGATCAAGCTGTCCATATATGACCATATTCGGGTAAACCTCATCCGGTGGATGAGAAACATAGCATTCGAGGTGCTGATATACATGGAGAAGAAACAAATTCGGTTGAATATCGGTATCCAAAAACGGTATACAAAGAAGGGAAGTAATGAGAAAAAGATTTTTGAAGCGGGTAGAAAGTATGAAAGGAAGCTGTTAATTGAGGTATTACAGCGTGAACGGGATAGAGCACAGAGTTTACGATCCTGATGATCGTGTAGAAAATGGACTCGTTGTTATTGCTGATTGGCGCGATAGTCGCGTTGGCGACTGGGTCAAAGCAGACGATGACTGTATCATCCAGGTGTTAAGAAAAGGTAAAATGACGCGTAAGTACGGGAGGAACAAGGTCAGAGAATACGTGGGCACGTGCACAGGGACATTTCCTGTAGGCAAAAACGTTAAAATGGACACAAGTCGCAGAACAAACATTTATACTTTCGGGGGTAGCAAAAGTTCTGAAGACATTCTCTTGGATCGGACCACACTAACCCGTTGCGAACTAGTATTTGTCCAATTCTTGACATCTGGCATGAGTCCACAAGAGGCTTATCTAAAGGCATATCCAACTAAGAATAAGGATTATGCGCATGTTAAAGCAACACAACTAATGAGAACAGATAGGATATACACTGCAATGAAAGAAGAATTAAAACCAGTATGCGAAGAGCTAGGAATAGACCCTAAGTCTGTATTGAAAGACATACAAGAAGCATCAAAGAACTCCGAGAAGGAAGATGTGAGGCTTAGAGCATTATTTAAATTAGCTGATATACTAGATTTAGAAGATAAGAATAAAACAACGGTCACTCAAGTCAGTGGAGCATTATTCCAGGGCTTTAGCCCTGAGCAATTAGAAAGCGCGGAGCGACCACAATTAATAGAAGGAAATAAAGATGGCGAATGATGCATTTGATATGATGAATAGTGCAGATCCTGATATGCATGTTACAGGTGGTGCTATATTAGTTTCTGAATATGAACAGAATATGGATCCTGGTGATCAGAGTAAGTATGAAAAAGCAGTAATGAACTCTTTTCAATCTGCTTATGCAGCTGATCCATATAAAAGAAATTTAGATTTTCAACATTGGTTAGGATCGTTAGATCCAAATCTATATAGAGAAAGAGCTAAAAAGTATGAAGATATAAAAGCTCAAAATAATGGTTATTCATCTTTAGTAGAAAGAGAAGATGGAAGATTATTAGAAGATGCTGGTATGATTCAATCTTTAGCTCATCTACATACAGGAAGAATTGAAGATTTAATAGAAATAGCTAAAAATCTAGATCCACAGCAAACACCATTTCAACAAGCTGAATTTAGACGTCCTTAGTGGCTAATATAAATACACAGAATGTTTCTACTGCTGAAGAGCAGTTAATAATGGCAAAGAATGATATAATTTCATTTGGTAAATTGTTTTTACCAGATGATTTTATGAGATCTGAAACACCATTCTTTCATTATCAGGTAGCAGATGTTGTAAATGATTTAAGTATTAGGCAGTTAGCAGTAATCCTGCCTAGGGGTCATGGAAAGACAGTATTAACTAAATGCAGTATATTACATGATTTTGTATTTGCACAAGATCCTCTCTTCTATGGATGGGTGGCTGCATCAAGTAAAATATCAGTTCCAAATCTAGATTATATAAAATACCATTTGGAGTATAACGATAAATTTTTGTATTATTTCGGCAATTTAAAAGGAAGAAAGTGGACAGAAGATGATATCGAGCTTAAAAACGGCACTAAGCTTATTAGTAAGTCTAACCTCTCAGGTATTAGGGGAGGAGCTAAGCTTCATAAAAGATATGATCTCATCGTGCTCGATGACTTTGAGGATGAAAATAATACCGTTACACCTGAGTCTAGGGCTAAAATTTCTAATCTTGTTACAGCTGTTGTGTTCCCTGCTTTGGAGCCTGGGACGGGCCGTCTTAGGATTAATGGAACTCCCGTTCATTTTGATTCTTTTATCAATAATATCCTCGTCAATTACGATAGGGCAAAGTCCGCAGGGGAAAAATTTAGTTGGAAAGTAATTACGTATAAAGCAATACAAGACGATGGAACACCTTTATGGCCAGGTTGGTTTGGTCAAAAGGAAATGGAAAGAAAGAAGAAGTTCTATAGTGATTCTGGCCAGCCTCAGAAATTCTATCAAGAATATATGATGGAAGTTCAAAGTGCTGAAGATGCAATCTTTACCAGGGATCACATTAAATATTGGGAGGGAAGTTTTTTACATGACGACGAAACGGGAATATCGTACGTACACACAAAAGATGGAGATACTAAGCCAGTTAATGTATTCACGGGTGTTGACCCCGCTACTGATTCTGCTCGTAGGGACAGCGACTTCAGTGTTTTACTTACTATCGGTGTTTGTCCAGATAACAATGTATATGTGCTCGATTATGTGCGTAAGCGGAGCTTGCCTGTTCTTGGGATACCAGGGGACGGTAAAAAAGGAATTGTGGATCACATTTTCAAGCTTAATAACATCTTCCATCCTTCCCTTTTCACAGTCGAAGACACTACAATGTCTAAGCCAGTTTTTCAGGCGCTTATTGCAGAAATGCGTAGGCGGAATGACTTCGCTGTCAAGTACGTTGCTGAAAAGCCAGGTAATAGAATGTCGAAACGTGACAGGATACAGGAAATACTTGCTCAAAGGTTTTCAATCGGTTCGGTCCACATTAAGAAAGACATGTATGATCTTCAAAGAGAGATTATAACTTTTGGACCTAGAATGGGTCATGATGATACAATAGATGCCTTAGCATACGCATGTAAGTATGCACATCCACCAAAAGGCATTATGACTAATAAAGAAGGTGGATATTATAAACATAAACCAAAAGCTAAAAATTGGGTAACTGCATAATGGCTAAAAAGAAAAAATTTGACTCTGAAAGTTCTGGCTACGACTATGAGGCTGCAAAAGAATGTGGCTTAGGTCCTGATGAATCTGGCCATTGGCCTAGTAGATGCCCTTCTTCTGGACAGATATTAAAAGGAAAAGGCCATAAGACATGGACATTAACTGTAGATGAAGAAAAAAGAATGGGTTATAATATTTATAAAAAGAATGGAAAGTATTATAGTAAGAAAGGAAAATAATGGCTGATATATTTACAACTAAGGATTTAAGTCCTAAGAAGAAAAAGGAAGAAGATAAAAAAGATGATTAAACTATTACTACTTACAGCTGTGTTAAATACCAGTGAAGTAAAAGCATTGCCTCCTACTCCACCAAAGATTGAACGCAGAAAGCGGGGAAAGTCGAATCGGGGGAGAAAGCGTGGCGGGAGCGGGTTAAGATAATGGCATGGTCAACTGAACCTACAGGGTTAGATACATATTCTACTATTATGGAAAAGGTTTTGGAGAAAGCTCAGGGCTTTAACAATATTGATCAGGATCAGGTTGAACGAATAATGAATTTAGTGGCTTACCATGAAACTGGCGCTACTATGGATCCATCAATTAGGCAAAAAAGCAATGTTTACAATGAAAAAAAAGAGGTAATTGGCAGTAAAGAAGGTCCGGGACGAGGCCTTTATCAATATGAATTGGAAACCTTAGGCGGAAGTGGAGCAGGTAGGGTAGCAATGAACAGATTGTATGCTGCTTTGGGTGGAGACTTGATAGAAGGTAAGAAGCCTGAAAATATGCCCAAATGGATGAATCAATATTTTTCAATAAATCAGTGGGGCCATCATGAAGTTTCCGGAGATGTAGATTTTTCTGAACTTACAGAAGAACAGCAAAAGATACTTTTTTTAGCAGATAAATTAATTGCAAGCGACGGCAAAGCAATTAAAGATATAGGTATATTAGCTGACGATGAGTGGTGGGCAAAACATCATCATAAAGGTGATAATTCAAATATGCAAAAGTTTAGAGCTGATAAAGATAGATATTTAAAAAATAGGAAATAATTATGGCAATAAATAGAAACCCTGAAAGGGTAAAACAAACAAGAAAGAATGCTAGAAGACAAGGTTCTTTTAGAGGTGGTATAAGTACAGATATTACTCCAATGGCACAACCTAACCAGCCTCAAACAAATCAAACATGTCCTTTAGGACAAGAACTTATAACTGGTCCAGATGGAAAGAAAAGATGTGGAACTAAAAGACCAAGAATGCCGAAGGCACCTAATAGGGGATATTAATGGCAAAGCGTAAAGATAAACAAGCAGATAGAGTTAGACAGATATTTAATAGATCTAACCAGTCTAATCGTATACAATGGGAGTACATAAATCAGAAAGCATTTGATTTTGCTAACGATAATCAGTTAACAGCAAAAGAAACTCAAGATCTACAAGATCAGGGAATGCCTACATTTACTATTAATAGAATAGCACCTGTAGTTGAAATGCTTAACTTCTATGCTACAGCCAATAGCCCTAGATGGCAAGCAGTAGCTGTTGACGGTTCTGATTCTAAGATTGCAGCAGTATTTTCTGATATGGCTGACTATATCTGGAATTTATCTAAAGGTAGTACATTATATGCTAATGCAGTAAATGATGCTATTACTAAAAGTATTGGATGGCTACATGTTGTAGTAGATCCTGATGCTGATAGAGGAATGGGAGAGGTAAGAATTGAACAACCAGAACCTTTTGATATACATGTAGATCCTAAGTCTAGAGATTTATTATTTAGAGATGCTGGGTATATAATGGTAAGAAAGATTTTACCTAAGAATCAATTACTTAAGTTATATCCTGATCATAAAGCTAAGATCAATAAAGCATCATCTAGTGAAAATAATGACTATAGTTATACAGAAAAAGCATATGATACATATCAAAAAGACTTTGGATATAAAGATGTAGTTGAAGCTGATTCTGTAGATCCTGAAACAGGAGATACTGACAAGTTATTAGAATACTTTGAAATGTATGAAAAAGTTAAAATAGCTTATATGAATGTATTCTATCGCATACCTCCTACAGAAGAGCAAATTAAAGAAATACAAGCTACTGTAACTGCTCAAATAGAAGAAATTACGCAAGAAATGCAAGTTAAACTAATGGAGCAACAACAGGAGTTACAACAAGCTGTTGAGAGTGGAGAGATGCTGCCTGAAAGAATGGCTTTAGAAATGCAAAAGGCTGCAAAGGCTATACAAGAAGATATTCAGATGCAAAGAACACAGATGATGAATGATCTTATAAGTAAAGCTACGCAGGTAGATAATAAAGTTGTTACTGAAAAAGAATATGCTATACTAGAGAAGGATCCTTCTTTTGCAAATATCTTGCAAGAGGCAATAAGGTTTCATGGGGATAGAATAAGAAAGATTTGCGTTGCAGGTGATGTGACCTTGTACGATATCTTTTTACCCGACAATATCACGGAATATCCTATAGTGCCATTTCATTATAAGTGGACGGGTACTCCTTATCCTATCTCTGCAGTATCACCTCTTATAGGTAAGCAGAGAGAGATAAACAAGTCACATCAACTTATGGTTCACAATGCATCTTTAGGTAGTAGTTTGAGGTGGTTACATGAAGAAGGTGCAATAGATACAGATTACTGGGAGAAATACTCCTCGTCTCCTGGTGCGCTGTTACCAGTTCGTCCTGGCTCAGTTCCTCCCACTCCTGTACAGCCAGCTCCTCTATCTAATGCATTCTTTCAGATAGTTCAGGAAGGGAAAAATGATATGGAATACCTAGCTGGCATTTATTCTTCGATGCAGGGCGACACTGGTTCTCAGCACGAAACATATCGTGGTATGCTTGCTCAAGATGAGTATGGAACTAGACGTGTTAAACAATGGATGAAAAATGCAATAGAGCCTGGTTTAAAGCAATTAGGAGAAGTTATAAAACAGTTTTCACAATCTGTATATACAGCACATAAAGTATTTAGAATTGTACAACCAAATGCATTACAAGAAGATAGAGAGGTTCAAATTAACGTTCCTATGTATAATGACTTTGGTGAGGCTATAGGTAGATTCATGGATTATGAAACAGCTAGATTTGATGTACGCATTATAACTGGCTCTACATTACCACTTAATAGATGGGCATATTTAGCAGAACTTAAAGATATGATGCAGTTAGGCATTATAGATGACTTAGCAGTTCTTGCTGAAACAGATATAAAAGATAAAGAACTTATAGCAGAAAGAAAGAGTCAATTATCTCAACTACAAGGTCAAGTGGCTGGAATGGAGGAACAATTGAAAGATAAGGAGGGCACTATTGAGACTCTCGAACGGCAGTTGGTTCAAGCAGGTATTAAAGGCAAAGTTATGCAGGCCGAAATGGAAATCGACAAGCAAAAGAACCAGGTTGCTAATAAAACAGAAAAAGAGTATCTTGAAACTCAAGCAAAACAAAAGCTTTTAAGAAGTAGAATGTCTGATCAAGTTGCTGGAAATCAGAAACAAGCTCAGGCAGATCTTAAAAATAAGTCAAAGGAAATGGACTTGCAAATAAAAAGTTTAATAAATAACTTGCAAGCTAAAAAAGAAACATCCTAAATTACTAGGATTTAACAACTCAATAAGGAGAGATTATGGAAGATAATCAACAGGAAGGTAACCCAGCACCGATTGGCGCCTCTAGTGATTTCTTTGAAGCGCTGGAAGATAATGTCAATAGCGCTATACAAGATAATATAAAAGAAACCGAAGTAACCCGAGCTCAATCTAGTGGCCCCGAACAGGTAACCCACACACCAAAAGAGCAAGGCACTGAAGGTAACATTGATTGGGAAAAGAGATATAAAGACTCTACGCGCGAAGCTCAAAGAATGAATCAAGAGCTTCAGACCCTAAAGCCTTATGTCCCAGTTCTTAATGCAATGAAAAAAGATACTGGTCTTGTGGAACATGTAAGAGACTATCTTCGTGAAGGCGGTGCTCCTGCAAAAAGCTTACCTGAAAGGTTGGGCTTAGATGAAGACTTTCAGTTTAATGCTGATGAGTTATCTGATCCAAATTCAGATTCATCTAAACTTTTAAATGCCCAGGTAGACGCACAAGTGCAAGCTAGACTTAAACAGGTTATGGCTGCAGAGCGTCAGCAAATGCAGAAAGGACAAGCAAATCAGAAAAGAGCTCAAGAAGCTGAAGACTTTCAGAAACGACATAATATGTCCCCTGAAGAGTTTCAAGCTATGATGGGTGAAGCTGGGAAGCGCAAAATAACTTTGGATGACATTTATCACTTACTAAATAAGGATAAGGTTAACCAAAATGTTGCGAATAACACAAAAGATGATATGCTTAAGCAAATGAAGAATGTTAGAAACATACCGACAAGTGCCAGTGGAACCAACAGCGCCAAGGTCGAATCTAGTCCAGACAGCGATGTCTTTGACAAGATTATAGGATCTGATGGTGATATAGATAACTTGTTCGGCTAAACAATCTTTATAACAGACTGTTAGCGAACTCAATAATACGCTCTACTTGAAGGCTCGAAAGAGTAGCTGATAGAGAGCAAAAAAGGAGACACTAACAATGTCAGATTTTTTAAGCGTAATAACGCCTAACGAAAATCTTACTGTCGCAGACGTCAATGGACGTGGACCTGACAATAGCACATCGTTGGATACTGGTGATCTAAGAAGAAAATATAACTTCGGTGATCGTGTATCTGAGGTATCTATTGCTCAAGACCCTTTCTTTCGTTTTCTAAGTAAGGTTTCAAAAAAACCAACGGACGATCCACAATTTAAGTGGGCAGAAAAGCGTCCTTCATTTCATAAACGCTATGCTTACTGTGTAGGCCAATACAATGGTGGAGTACTAGATGCACATGATTCAGAGATTGATTTAGCTAGCGTTGCTGGCACTGCTGCTTCATCAGCTGGTGATATCATTGAATTATCATTTGCTACAGACTATGCAGCTTCTGGTAATATTCAAAATACATACGGTTCATCTGATTCTGCTTATGCAATTGGCGGTACAGGAACAAGACCTGTGTTCTTTATTCCTGGACAGCTAATTAAAGTTCCTACAGGAGCAGTAAATACTTCTCAAGGATCTGTAGCAACTAGCTATCATATTTGTAAAATCAATGCTGTAAGCACTGCTGATCACAGTAGTACTTTAGGTGTTGATAATGATAATGGAGAAGCTGTAAAAGTAAACTGTACTATTGTTCAATTTGGTAGTTCTAATGAACTAGCAGGTTTTCATAATAATAACGGTTTTGAAACAAACTCATCTGCAGGTTCTAATGAAACATATACTGAGTCTATTTCAAGTAAGCTAGAAAACCTAAGAACTTACGTTGTAGGTTCTGCTTTCTCAGAAGGATCTGGATATCCAGAAACTTGGAAAGATCAGCCATATTCAACAAACTCAGGTTTAACTCAAATCTGGAAGACAAGTATGGCAATGACTAACACTGCTCGTGCTACTTCTTTAAAGTATGACTCAAATGAATGGGCTCGTATTTGGAAAGAAAAGCTTATTGAGCATAAGTGGGACTTAGAAACATCATTGCTCTTTGGAAGTCAAGCAAGTGTTGATGATGTTCAGTATACTCAAGGTGCTTTAGATTATATTAGTACTTATGGTAATGCATTTAGTCTAAGTACAGCTACTAAAACAGCTGATGACTTCTTAGATGATATGTCTAACTATTTAGATCCTAGATATAATGCATCTAATGCAACTGTATTCTTCTGTAATACAGCAGTATATAACTGGTTACATAAATTAGGTGGATACTTCAAGAATAATCTTGAAATCTCATCTAACTTTAGATCAGATCTTGCTATGACAGGTAAGAAAAAAGTCTTTGGTGTAGATATTTCTACATTCTCAACTCCTTATGGAGATATGAATGTTGCACGTAATATCCACCTAGACGGAACTAACGTTAAAATGGTTGGTATCAACATGAAGAATTGCGCATGGCGCCCTCTTGTTGGCAACGGCATTAACAGAGATACATCAGTGTACGTAGGAGTTCAAACATTAGAGAACTCTGGAGTTGATCGTAGGGTTGATCTAATATTAACTGAAGGTGGTATGGAATGGCAGATGCCTGAATCCCATGCCATGTGGACATAGGAGGTTAATTATGGCTAAAATACCAATGTATGGACAAGAAGATGGTGAAGGAAGTGCTTTAGGTGGAGTTGCTTTAAATGGCAATTTTACAATAGCTGTTGATGGTGGACTCACTTTAACTGGAGCTAATGATGGCGGTATAGTTCTTGTAGAAGATGCTGATGCTCATGCTATAGTTCTTCCTACTATAACTAAAGCCCTTAATGGTTTAGAATATACTGTTATTATGGGCGTAGACGCTGGTGGTAGTATTACTATAACTTCTACAGATTCGGCTGGCAATTATTATCAAGGCGCCTTAGCTGTTAATCAAGTAGATGCTGATGATGGTTTTGCTGCAAACGGCACAAGTAATAATATTATTACTATGAACGCAACTACAACAGGTGGACTGCTAGGTTCTAGAGTACATGTTAGGGCTGTATACGGATATGGATGGGCCGTATGGGGCAGTGTATATGGTACTAATGGAACTGCAGCTACACCTTTTAGTGGTTAGGAGGTAGATAATGGCTGATGGAAATGGAACTAAGTTAGCGGCAAGAGCCAGTAATGAAGACGGTGCATATATGTTTAATATGAATGATTCTGCTGCTTCATCCCACACATTAGATATGGGTGATAGTGGAAAAGTATACATGTTATACAGCACGGTAGCTAGAACTATAACTTTACCAGCAGTAGCTGCTGGACTTAAGTTTAAGTTTATAGCAACTGACACTACAGCCGATAGTTCAATTACAACAAGTGAAGGCACTGCTTTATTTAAAGGTGGTGCAGAAGCTGGAAACTCTTATCTTACGTTAGCTGGAACTACTATTATAGTAGAAGCAGCAGCAACAGTTGGAGATTGGCTTGAATTCATCTGTGATGGAACTTATTGGTATGCTAGTGGTCATACTTCAGCAGGTGCTGGCTTTTCAGTATCCTAGCAAATAACAAATGACTAAGCCCGTCCAACGGAAGATTTCTCTCCCCGCGGGCGGGTGAGGTCAATAACAAAGGGAGAATATGGAAAAAGTTTTAGAAAAGAAAGTAGTAAAAAAAGTATCTACTCCTAAAGTAGATGCGCAGGTACAAGCTGTTGAAAAGCTAACTATGCTAAACTCAACACTTGTAGACCAAGTTAAAAGCTTATCTACAGAGATAGATAGCATTAAAGATAAACTAAAGTTAGTCTCTAGTAGATTAGGTTTATAACAAGGAGGTACTTCTCTATGCCAAGTAAACAAAAATGTAGCATGATCGTAGATCCTGTTGAAAGAAAAAAGTGTGAAAACTATCAAGGCAAGTATGCTAAAAAAGCTGGTTCTCCAGCAAAAGCTCAAAAGAAAATGGTTAAACCTACAGGTGGTGGCTCTTATTAATGATATTTAGTGACCAAGTTGAATCTTTAACAGGCATTACTATATCTGCTAGCGGCACTCATCCTACTAATGATCAGTTAACTCAATATTTAATAGATGGTGTATTAGATGTCACTGAAAAGTGGCTTATGAACCATCCTCAAGATAAAGAACTGTTTATGAATGAAACTGCATTGCAAACCTCTCAGGGGGCTGATGTAGGCGGTGGAGATATTATATCTGTACTTCGTGCGGATGGAGTTACTGCTGGAAATTTTAGACCTTGTAGAAAAATATCTCCATCAATGCAATCACAAGTTAC